ATGAGCGATCTCACAAAAGATCAAGTGATGGGAATCGCGGGATCCGCCTCCGTTCCATCTGATGTCGAAATGCTCGGCCTGCAGGATTGCGAAGCGTGCGGCCATGCGCTTGACCGTCATGGGGTAGAAGGTTGCGAAGTTGAGATGGCTGCGCTTGATGGCACGGCTTACGGACCCTGCAGATGCCAATCGTACGAGGTGATCGCGTGAGCCTACTTCTCGAAATCATCTCGTCCTTCACGGGCCTGATTCTCTTTTTGATCTATCTCTACCGCGAAACGCTCGGGAGGTATGGCCGATGAACGCATCAGAGATTCGCTATCTGGCGCGCCACATCATCGGTGGCAGCCCTGCCGATCAGGAGGGTTACTTAACACTGCTTGGGGAAATCGCCGCCCAACTCGCCGAACAAAACGATATCAGCCGCAACATTTTGGGACAAAGCGCGCAACTCGCGGCAATCAGAGAACACGAAACCGCCTTAATTGAGAGCGAAAACGCTCGTCGCGCCGTGGTTGATGACAGGTTGCAGGCGTCGATGGACCGCTCCGATTCGCGCCACGAAAGCGGAGCTGAAATTATCGGCAAGGCGATGGCTGAAGTTCTCATGAAAATCGATGAGATCAGCAAAACGCTTTCCAGGATGGCCTCAGGGCAACGCGTATCGAACGAACTCAAGGCGGGAGGCGATCCGCGATGAAACCTGCTCCCTCCAAGCGAATTGACATCGACCCTCTCGACTCCGAGTGGCTATCGATGCAGCGCCGCCAAGCCGCCGACGAAGCGCGCGACTCGGCCGACATGCAGGAATTGCGCGACAGGTCCCGCGTGGCCGCCGTGCGCTATCAAGCAGCTAAGAAAGAGTTGGTTGACGAAGCCATGATCGCCTTTGCGGACGAAGCGCCACTGATCACGCCGAGGCCTTCGGTCTATCTTGCGACGTTCGCCAGCGTTCTCGTTCTAGGCGCTGTGGTGTTTGTGGGATGGGCCGTAGCGCGATTCCCGAGCTGGCACGAAATGGTGCGGAGATTTTTGCAGTGAATCATTTTTCGTGGCGCGGCGTGGAAGGACACGCGGGAAGTGCGGGAACAAGCGCACAGGGATGTTCCGGTCGGTTTCAAGGCCTGGGCCGGTTAGAGCGCACCCTCGACGCAGCCGGTATCGAGTCCGGTCGCCACGCGATTTCTGTTTCGGAATAATTCGAAGGGAGAAAAAAGATGGCAACGGCAAGAGAAGCTTTAACACCAACGGCGGTTCAGCCGATGCGCGTTCGAGAAATCGGCGGTGGTGCGCTCGCTCAAATGAGCACGTCGGCTGCAATCACGATGGCCGAGGTCGATAAACAAATCAGCACGGCCCACGCCTACCCGCGAGACATCACAACCTTTCGGCAGGAGGCTTTGGAACTCGTGACGTTGAACCAATCCATCGCCGATGAGTGCATTTACGCTCTGCCGCGCGGCGGAAAAGTGATCGAAGGGCCGAGCGCGCGTTTTGCCGAGATCATCGCGAGTTGTTGGGGAAACTCCCGCGCTGGCGCCCGCGTGATGGCCGAGGAGCGCAATTTCATCGTTGCCCAGGGCGTCTTCCACGATCTGCAGCGCAACGTCGCCATCAATTACGAAGTGAAGCGCCGGATCACCGACCGCGAGGGTGGCCGCTATAACGACGACATGATTTCCGTCACGGCGAATGCGGCATGCTCGATCGCCTTGCGCAATGCCGTGCTCAAGGGCGTGCCGAAAGCTTTCTGGTCCGATATTTACGAAGCCGCGAAGAAAGTGGCTGAGGGCAGCGCGCAGACCCTCGAAAAGCGCCGCATGGATTGGATCACGATCTTCGAGAAGCAGGGAATCACACGCGCGCAAATTTTCAAAACGCTCAACGTGAAGGGCCTGCCGGACATCGGCCTCGAACAGCTCGTGATCCTCAAGGGGATTCAGAACGCCGTAAAGAACGGGGAATACACGGTCGAACAGGCTTTCTCCGCGCAAGGCGTTCCCGCGCCGGGAGATCCAGAGGATGCCGCGCAACATGAAATCTCCGAAGCGGAAGCGGCGCAACTTACGAAGGTCAAGGAACTCTGCCAGGAACTCGGTCACACCGAAGGCAACATGAACATGTTGATCGGTCAATACCAAGATCACATCGACGCGCTCATCGAAAAGCTCACGTCCGATGTTGAGGCGAAGCGCAAATACGAACGCGAGGAAGTCGAGAAAGGCGCCGCGAAGCCCGTTGCGGAAACAGCGAAACAGAAGTCGGGCAAGGGCGGCAAAGCCCTGTTCTAGAAATCCCCGCCGAACACTCCGGCAGGGAGACGAAGCGGGGAGCGGAAGCATCATCGCCCAAACGGTGACTGCCCAATCCGTTCCCCGCCAGGAGATTTGAAAATGTCGCAAACGCTACGCCAGATTCAGACGCAAGAGCAAACGGCAATCCCGGCCCTCAGTCAATCGAAATACGAGGACATGGGCTGCGAGGTTTTGTACGTCGCCAAACACATCGACGGCATGCGCTCGGACAATGCCGCATCGCGCCGGGGCTCGGAAGTTCACGACATCCTGAAAACCTACATTCAGGGTTTGGTCGCCTCGAAGCTCCGCGCGGACGTGGTTTTCTTTGCGCAGCTTCTTGAAACCGCCAGTCAGGACGCTTTTGACGCGTTGGAGAATTTCGGTGATCGCTATGAGATCGATTACGACAAAGTGGCCGGGACCGAAATGCGTATCAGTCTTGACGCGGACTTCAAGCCGTGCCGACACGAAGACGCCGTGTACGAAGGAACCATCGATCTCCTGTTGATGCTCTCGCCGAAGAAGGCTGTCATCCCGGACTATAAGTCTTATTTTTCCATCATTGATGCCGACACTTTCCAATCTTCTTTTTACCCGATGCTCGTGATGTGCGCGATTGAATCGATAGAGGAAGTCGAATTCGTCCTTGAGTTCATCCGTTATGGAGCAGCTCGCAGCGTGACGTACACGCGAGACGATTTGCCTAAGCTCAAGCGGAAAGCGGAAGCGGCGCGCGCGCGGCAACTATCGCTTCACGGATATAACTATCCGCATTCTGCCACTCCGGGCCGTCATTGCACCTTCTGCCCGAAGCTCACGCACGGATGCCCGGTTGCGCAGACCAATCGCTACGCGACGATGACGCCGGCAGAGCGCGTTTCGTTCGGCGTGTGGCTCAAAGAGGCCACGAAAGAGAATACCGAAGTCCTCAAGGGCTTCGTGGTCGAAGGCGGTTCAGTCACCTGCGAAGACGCGAACGGCACGAAGTACGAGGCTGGATTCAAAAAGCAGGATCGGCGCTCGTTTCCACTCAACGGCGCATTTCGGATTCTCAATTCGTATTTCGAGCTACATCCGGGCGACCGCGCGTTCTCGGAAAAACTCACCATCGGCGGGATGTCCAGTTACCTGAAAGCCAAGATGCGCGCTCCGCTCGCGGCGCAGATGGCGGACGTGGCGAAGATCAAATCCATAACGAAATTCACGATTGGCGATCCCGACGACGAGGACGAAGAGGAATAGCGATGAGCGAAGCCGCAAAGACGTGTGGTTATAAGGCGAAGACGATCAAGAGTGTCATCCGCCGAAAGGTAGACCACTGGCTAAAAAGCATTGACGACGAATCGCTACGTTCGGCGCTTGCGGACAAGGTGATCGTTACCGGCGGCTGCGTCGCCTCGATGCTCCTTGGTGAAGAAGTGAAAGATTTTGATATCTATCTGCGTGATCACGACAGCGTTTTGGCTCTTGCGAATTATTACCTGGGAAAGTTTTCAACTCGCAAGCATGCCGGAATCGATGTGCCTCTCTCCGTCGAAGATGACGGAATCCGCATTCGCATAGTGGCCAAATCCTCGGGGATAGCCAGCGAAGAGGGCACCGAAAAGCCGTACCAATATTTCGAATCTCAGCCGGACCAAGAGAGCGGCGAGTACGTTTCGGACGTCATCACCGATCCGGGAACGATTGAAGAGGCTTACGAAGAGACTGAGGAAAAGGCTCAAAAAACGAAGGGCGACGCCAAGGCGAAATACCGCCCAGTTTTTATGACCAGCAATGCAATCACTCTCAGCGATAGAGTCCAGATAATCCTTCGTTTCTACGGCGAGCCCGACACGATTCACGAAAACTACGATTACGTTCACTGCACCAACTATTGGAAGAGTTGGGATGGCGGGGAACTCGTTTTGCGGCCCGCTGCGTTGGAAGCGCTCTTGTCCCGCACGCTGAATTACGTGGGCAGCAAGTATCCCATTTGCTCGGCCGTGCGCATGCGCAAATTCGTTCAGCGCGGATGGCGGATAAACGCAGGGCAAATTCTCAAGATGTCTATGCAGATTAGCTCACTGGACCTTACGGACATAAAGGTGCTTGAGGATCAACTTACGGGCGTCGATACCGCGTATTTCGTGCAATTGATTGAAAGGCTCAAGGAAAAAGACCCGGAGAAAGTGGATTCGGCTTATTTGGTCGAGATCATCGACAGGATTTTTTAGGCGGTCAAAAGGAATAGAACCATGCGAATTAATTCAATAAAGCTACGCGATTTCCGCTGCCATCACAGCTTCTCGACGACGCTGGACGATCTTAACTTTTTCGTCGGGGCAAACGCTTCGGGCAAAACGTCGATTGCCCAAGCCGTGGAATTCGCTCTCACCGGCAAATGCTCCGTGACCGACGCAGCCGGCCGCAACGCCGAGGATCTCATTTTGATCGGCGCGAAGGAGTTTGAAATCGTCCTCGACGTGACGAAGGACGACGTTTCGGGAAAGGTCGCGCGGAGCAAGAGCGCGCGCGCCCACGAACTCACGTTGAATGATCGGGCGTTGCCCTTGCCGGAAGCGCAGCGCCGGATTTACGAGGTGCTAGGCGTTACGGGCGACGTACTTTCGGCGTGCCTGAACTCGGGCAGGTTTCTCGCGATGGACGAGAAGGCCCAAAAAACGCTGCTGGCTCAGGTGTTGGCTAGCGATAGCGCGAAGGCCCCGCAGTCCATCGTGGACGATGTTAAGCACACCACCGGCGAGTGGGGATTGGGAACGCCTGACGGAGTGATCGATTCCATCGACAACATCGACATGTACCACAAATTTTTCTACGAAAAGCGCACCGAAACCAACCGCGACCTGAAATCCCTCGGCTCGATGGAAGAACCAAGCGAGCCCGTCGCGGGATACGCCGATCAAAAGAGCGCCTTGGACGATCTCCGCCGCCAGCTCACGCTCGCCGAGAAGTCCAAGAGCGGCGCCGAACAGCGCCATTCCAGCCTGATCGAATCGAACAAGCGCACGCGCCGCATGATCGACGCGCGCAAGAGCGAGGCCGAAGCGCGGACGCTCACCGATCTCGCGGTAAAGGATTTCGAGGCGCGCATCGCCGACGCAGACAAAGCGAAGGGCATTGCTGCAAAGATCAAAGCACTCGAATCCAATCTCGTAACCAAGAAGGGCAAGATCGACCGGGAAAACGCGGCGGAAGTCGCGCGCCTCACGCAAGCCTCTTCCGATCTTCGCGCCTCCATTGAGGAGACGGAATCGGTAGTTGCGCTCCTGGTTGCCATCAAAGCCACCTGCCCGGCGTGCCAGCGCGTGCTCAAGGCGTCCGAGAAGGCCGAGATCACTTCCACCCTCGGGGCGAAGCTGAAGCTCAACCGGAGCTTGCTCGAAGAGGCCGAACGCGAATTAAAGGCCGCGAACGAACGTGAATATCCTGAGGAAATCACGCAAATCTCCCGCGCCATTGCCGACGAGAAGCGTTCCCTCGAAAACATCGGCGACGTCGCCCAAGTCGAATCGCAACTCCGCGCACACCGCGAAGCCATCGTGGAAATGGGCCGCTGCGACCGCGACCTGAAGGAAATCAAGGACCCTCCCGCGCTCGACACGTCCGAAAGTGACAAAACGATTGACGAGCTTACCGCGCGCATCCGTAAGGGCGAGGAAGTGATCAGCGGCTTGCGCGAGGCCGAACAGAAGCGCGAAGCCTACAAATCGTGGCAGGACCGCAAGGCGTCTCTCGAATCGCGCGTGGTGGTGCTCACGGGGCTGATCGATTTCTTCGGGCCGAACGGAATCAAAAGTCAAATGGTCGGGGATAAGATCGGCCCCTTCACTGCCGCGATCAACGAATCGCTCCGCGCGTTTGGCTATGCCGTGCGCTTCACGCTCGAACCGTACAGTTTCCAGGTGGGCGCTTTTGAGCGCGAGGGATGGCGCACGCTACGTCAATTGTCCGAGTCCGAGCAATTCCGCTTCGGCGTTTCCTTCCAGATCGCGCTGGCGAAGGCGACCGGCCTCAATTTCGCGCTCATCGACCGGGCGGACGTGCTGGATTCCGACAGCCGCGCCGAATTGACCGAAATGTTGCAGGCGAGCGGCCTCGAGCAAGTGATCGTTTTCAGCACGAGCGATAAGCCCATTCCTCAGGAAGCGCCGGCAGGCATGAAGTTTGTGCAGCTTGGGGCGAAGGAAGAGGTTGCGGCGTGAGCGAGTGGCAACCGGCAATTTTTATCGAGGCACATCCTGACGGCCAAGGGCACGCGCCGTACGGGAAAAGAATATGGATTTGCCAGACTGACGCAGATTCAGATTTAGTCGCGTATTACCGAAGTCTAGGGTGCGACTCGAGCAGGTTTTTCCACATCTCCCCAGTCCCGCGATTGTTTGTCAATCACGATGCAGTGCTGGGAACGGGATTGGCAACCGTCTGCGAACACGAGGTTTTAACGGACTAATGAAGAAGCCGCGCATACCGCTTTCGATCACGGCAGCCCACGCCGTCGGCGACACCGTGCGCACGTTTCGCGGCGAGGCGCTGAAGGTGGTGCGCGTGATCGGAGGCTTTTCTTACTGGCTCAACGATTACGAAACCAAATATCCGTACTGCGAAGACGAGATCGCCAAGCCGGGGCAGATGACTGCGAGCGAGAAGAAGTTAGAGAAGTTCAAATTGCGCAAGGCGGGAAGACGGTGATTCTGCCATTCACTTCGGGATTGATGCGCACCACGCATTTCGACCAAGAGTGCCGGATGCTCGCAGATCGGCACTACTCGCGCCAGACCCCGGGAGCTGCGCAGTTCTGCGGGAACGGGGAAAAGATCGTCCTGCGCGATGCGCAAGGACTCGTCTTGTTCGTTTGGCTATACGAAAAACAGGAGCGCTGGGACGGTCGTAGGGGGATTCAATGCCAATGGTTCCGTAATGAGTCGTCGCGCCTGTCTAGCGAAATAATCCGCGAGGCCGAGACATTTGCCGTAGAGCGTTGGGGAATGGGACTAGCTTTTACCTTCGTGGACTCGACAAAAATCAAGAGCGTTCACCCGGGATACTGTTTCCGCATGGCCGGATGGGATTTTGTGCGCGACCAAGAAACCGATAGGCCTCTACTGACTTCGCGCGGAAAGCATGTTCTTGAAAAGAGACTGGATATGACGCCGTTCCCGGAAGTCCTCCAAATCGCGGAGCGCGTGTAATGGCCCTCCACTGGGATTACGGCAAGCGGAGCGCGCGGAAGGTGGCGGCGTAGATGCCTGGAACGCAATGCGAATTTATCGAGCGCACACCGATCTACATCAAGGAAATGCGCATGCCGGACGGTCGCGTGATTCAAATCGACCGCAGCGAGTGGGCCAACGAAAACGGCGCGTTCTTTCGATACAACGAGGTTCAGTGCCAATACGTCGCTGATACCGGTAAGAGATATTGCCCGCGCCACGAACTGGAATTGGCGACGAAAGGTGAAGCGGCGTGACCGTGCGCGTCAATCCCGCAGCCGACAAGTTCCACGATCACCTCGACGCCTGCGAGCAGTGCCGCAACAAACCGTTCGATCTCTGCCCGGTCGGAGCGGCGCTTCTGATTGCCTGCGTCGATTGCGATTGCAATCCCTGCTGTTGCGACGATCCGCCGCGCGGGGAAGTGATTGAAGAGGAAGACGAATCGGAGATGGGCGAAGGGAAAGAATGAGCTGCTCGAAAATTTACGTGATTCAGCTTTGGGACTCCCGATTCGGATGGCTGTTTGTGAACGAAGGCGGCAGACCTTTGGCGTTTTTCAAGAAGCGTGATGCGGACGAAAAGTGCAAGGCGCTCAAGGCGAATGCGCACTTCCGCTCGAAATTCAAGGGACGTCTTTTCGTTGATGCGACGATACCCGAGATTCTTAGATGATCTGCCCACGCTGCAATTCGCTCTTGCGCGAGCACGAACCTAGCCTCGATTGGCTGCGCTATTTCGAGTGCGGCGATTGCCTCTCGGTCTGGCACATCGAGGTCGTGGGGGGGGCAGCTATTTGGCTTTAGGTAGATCGAAACGCGAGAAGGAAGCGAAAGGAGAAACGATGGTCGTAAAGGGAAAAGGCGGGAATTTTAGAGAGAACGTTGTAGCGGCAGCAAAAGCGGACGGGCAAACGGTCGAGCCGGTCGCCGAGCAGCAACAGCTTATCGACACCACCGCGCCGGTGCCGAGCGTGATCGGGGAAAAGTTCCTGGTGCGCTTCGTGCGCGAAGGCGGTTTCAAAAAAGAAGAAAACGAGAGAACGGTGGGCATCGATTTCTCGACGGCCTTGACGGCGGCGCACGACGATCTTCTCGATCCGAACGTGCTCTCGTCTGTGAAGTTTCTGCGCAAGAACCACGCGGGCGGAGTCAGCGATATTGAGATTCCCGCCCAGACCATTGAAATCTTCCTCGCGCCGGAAATGCCCAACATCCTGAAGCTGATCGGCGTCGAAGCGGTGCGCGTGAACGTCGATTACATCCTCGAAAAAGGCTCAGGGAAAGAGACCAAGGCGCTGCGTCTTTCGTGGCGGACGATTGCCGAGGCCACCCAGGAAGTCGTGGAATTCATTCGCACGCACTTTGACGAGAGCTTGTGGATGGAGATGCGGCCTAGTCAGGGAGTTTTGAAGGAACAGGCGGCGTAGTTGCGCCAATCGGCCCAAGTCGAAACGCGGCTCGCGGAGTACCGCGCGTTCCTGGAAGCGAAGCGTGTAGCGGCCCCGGAGCGCGGCATTGCGGTACCCGCGACGGCGTTGAGAGATGTCCTCAAACCGTTCCAGCGGGACATTGTGGCCTGGGCCTTGCGCCGGGGATGCGCGGCGATCTTTGCCTCCTTCGGATTGGGCAAGACGCTTATGCAACTGGAGATTGCCGCGCATATCGTGGACCGCTGCGAGGGGAACTTTCTGATCGTGACGCCGCTTGGAGTTCGTCAGGAGTTCACGCGAGATGCGGCGCTATTGGGCGTGCGGACCAAATTCATCCGGTCGATCGATGAGTGCGATTCGGAGCATTCGATCTACCTCACCAATTACGAGACGATCCGCGATGGCAAATTGGATCCTCGCAAATTCACTGGCGTGAGCCTGGACGAAGCGGCCATCCTTCGCGGTTTCGGAGGCTCGAAAACGTTCCGCGAATTCATGCGGCTATTTGAGAACGGGCAGGTGCGCTACAAGTTCGTGGCCACGGCTACGCCTTCGCCGAACGAATTTATTGAACTGTTGGCCTACTCCGCGTTCCTCGACGTAATGGACGTTGGGCAGGCGAAGACCCGATTCTTCAAGCGCGATTCGACCAATGCCGACAATCTGACCTTGCATCCGCACAAAGAGCGCGAATTCTGGCTGTGGATGTCCACTTGGGCGATCTTCCTGCAGAAGCCATCAGAATTGGGCTATTCCGACGAAGGCTACGAACTCCCGGAGATGGATATCCGCTGGCACGAAATCCCCACGGACCACGCGGATGCCGGCGAGGAAGTCTCGGGACAGAAGCGGCTCGTGCGCAATGCCGCGATTGGCGTGACCGACGCCTCGCGCGAGAAGAGGCGATCGCTGCCCGGGCGCCTAGCGAAGCTGATGGAGATTCGCGCGGAGGACTTGGAAGCACACCGGGTGATCTGGCACGACCTGGAAGATGAGCGCCGTGCGATTGAGAGCGCCATTCCCGCGTGCGCCACCGTTTACGGCAGTCAACCCTTAGACGAGCGCGAGGAAATCGTTATCGACTTCTCGGAAGGCAAGATTCAGGAACTCGCCAGTAAGCCGGTGATGCTTGGGTCAGGTTGCAATTTTCAACGCCACTGCCATTGGGCCGTATTCCTGGGCATCGGCTTCAAATTCAACGACTTCATACAGGCCATCCACAGGTGCCATCGCTTCTTGCAAACGAAGAAAGTCCGGGTCGACCTGATCTACACCGAAGCCGAGCGCGAAGTGCGCCGCACGCTCGAACGCAAATGGGATGAGCACAAAAAGCTCGTGGCCAAGATGAGCGAAATCATCCGCGAATACGGACTGGCGGCGAACGCGCTGCACGCGGAGATGTCGCGCGGCATGGGAATCGATCGGCACGAAGAATCGGGCGATTCTTGGCGCATGGTGAACGCCGATTGCGTGGAAGAGGCCGCGGCGCTTGCCTCTGACTCGGCCGGCCTGATCCTCACGTCGATTCCGTTCTCAACGCAGTACGAGTACAGCCCGAACTATTCCGACTTCGGACACTCGGACGACAACGGACATTTTTTCCGGCAGATGGACTTTCTGACTCCGGAACTCTATCGCGTGCTCAAGCCCGGGCGCGTGGCGGCGATTCACGTGAAGGACCGCATCGTGCCGGGCGGCATGACGGGCCTGGGATTCCAGACGGTCTACCCATTCCACGCCGATTGCATCGCCCACTACACCAAGCACGGTTTCGCGTATCTCGGAATGAAGACCATCGTCACGGACGTGGTGCGCGAGAACAATCAGACCTATCGCCTGGGCTGGACCGAACAGTGCAAGGACGGCTCGCGCATGGGCGTGGGGATGCCGGAATACCTACTGCTATTCCGCAAGCCGCCTACCGATGGCGCCAATGGCTACGCGGACGAGCCGGTCGTCAAGTCGAAGGCCGAGTACTCGAGATCGCGCTGGCAGATTGACGCGCACGGCTTCGCACGGTCGAGCGGGGATCGCCTGCTCGCGCCGGAAGATTTGACCGCGCTGCCCCACGAGCGCATTTCCAAACTTTTCCGCAGCTTTTCCACCGGCGAAGTCTACGACTACGAGCGCCACGTCGCGTTGAGCGAATCGCTGGAAACCTGCCCAGAGTGCCATCACATTCACATCGGCTCGGAAGTTTGCGGACGCAACGGGAACGGCACGCCAAAGTGCGAATGCCGGGGAAGCGGCCGCTTGCCGGTCACGTTCATGCTGATGCAGCCGCAAAGTTGGCACCCGGACGTGTACACCGACATAACGCGCATGCGCACGCTCAACGGAGCGCAACAAGCCAAAGGGCGCGAGATGCATTTGTGCCCGATGCAGTTCGATCTGGCGGACCGGGTAATTGCGCAATTCTCGCGACCGGGTGAAACCGTTTTCGACCCCTTCGCGGGAATCGGAACTTGTCCAATGCGAGCGGTAAAGCTCGGGCGCTTCGGCCTGGGAATCGAGCTGAGCGAACGCTATTTCGTGGACGCGGTTTATTACTGCCGCGAGGCCGAGCGTGGCCGCAACGTTCCGGCGTTGTTTGATTTAGAAGTGGAAGCCGAGGTCTCTCTGTGACCGACTCTCTCCCCGCCAAAGGCCAAATGTGGCTCAGAAGCTCCGGCCCCAACAAAGGCGCGCGCGTCGAAGTGGTCAAGGCGGACAAGCGCACCGTCGAGTACCGGGCGTATGCGGGAGGGAAAGTGCTGGCGATGTTCCCGGAGGATTTTTGCAATTCGTTCGAGATGGAGAGGAAGGCGTGAGCCAAATCGTTCTAGGTAAAGCGGGGAACGCAAAGGTATGAGCGATCCACTAATGCCCGCAGCCGCTCTCGATCAGCATTTAATTGCGCTCGGGAAGACCGGCGCCGGCAAATCCTCTGCCGTGCGCGTTCTGGTCGAGGACCTGCTTGAGCGGAAAGAGCGTGTGGTTGTCATAACCCCAAAGAGCGATTGGTGGGGAATCAAGCTGGCCGCCGATGGAAAACACGCCGGATATCCGCTCGTAGTTTTTGGAGGAGATCACGCCGACATGCCGCTCAACCACACGAGTGGGAAGATGATGGCGGAGCTTCTGGCCTCCGGGAACCGCTCGGCCGTTTTGCAGATGCGCGAATTCATGCCAGCCGAGCGTGAGCAGTTTTGGGGCGATTTCGCGATGGGCCTTTTTCGATTACTGGAAGGAAAAATGTATCTGGTTATCGATGAGGTTCATAATTTCGCGCCGAAAGGCAAGGTCGAGGGAAAAGCCGCGACCATGCTCCATTGGTCCAACAAACTCGCGAGCGAGTCGCGTGGCCTCGGTATAACGCTAATCGCAGCGTCCCAGCGCCCCCAAAAAGTTCACAACGATTTTCTGACCTCCTGTGAAACGTTGATCGCAATGCGCGTCACGACGCAATGGGACCGGCAGGCCATCAAGGATTGGATCGATGGTTGCGGTGATAAGGAAACGGGCGCCGAGGTCTTGAGCACTTTGGCGCAGATGAAACGCGGCGACGCCTGGGTGTGGTCCCCGGAGATCGAGTTTGGTCCGAAGCAGATTCACTTCCCCATGTTCAGGACCTACGACTCTTTTAAGCCGCAAGAGCCAAAGGCGGTTAAATCGCTCAGTGGATGGGCAGAGGTGAATCTGGAGGATGTCCGCAAGAAGCTGGACTATGTTGTCAAGGAAGCCGAGGCGAACGATCCGAATAAACTTCGCACCCGCATCGCGCAGCTTGAGGCAGAAGCGCGCAAGAAGCCCGCAGCCACGAAGGAAGTTGCTGTCGCTGACGCCAAGGCCATCGAACGCGCGGCGCGACAAGTCGAACAGGGATTTCGAACGCAACTCGGTCAATTGGAGAAAGGGATGAAATCCGCGCAACGGACACTTTCACTGATTGCTGAGGCTGCGAGTTCGGCGAGCGCAAAGATGGGACCCATTAAGCCGTTCGTTCTGCCGCAAGTTTCGGGAGCGGAAATCCAACAGAAAGGGCTCGCGCTGGAACGGGCTGCGCAAAACCTATCGCATGCAGCGCCCATCCGCTCCCGTCAATTACCGCCGATTGCCACGGAAGCCCACACCAATGGCGATTCGGAACTGACTGGCCCGATGCGCAAGATCCTCCGCGCGCTGGCTGAACTCTCCGCCATCGGCAAGGATGCGCCGCCCAAAGCGATGGCCGCGGCGTGGGCTGGTTACTCCGCGCAAGGTGGTGCCTTTGGCAATCCCATCGGCACGCTGAATAGTTTGGGCCTGGTGCGCTATCCGCAACCGGGATTCGTTTCGTTGACCGAGGAAGGCGCGTCCGCAATTGGCGCGCAAGATGTGCCGGATTCATCCGAAGTGAGACGAAGAATCGAGTCGATTTGCACCGGACCGGAGCGAAAGATTCTCACGGCGCTTCTGGAAAATGGCGAGGGGGAAATCTCCAAAGAGGAACTTGCGGAGAAAAGCGGGTACTCGCCGGTGGGCGGCGCTTTCGGGAATCCGATTGGAGCGTTGCGCACGAAAGGGCTGCTCGATTATCCGCGACCGGGGATGGTCCGAGCGGCGGAGTGGTTGTTCATATGAAGCATTCCAAAATCGATCCGAGCCTCGAACCGCGCAAGCAGCTCGCGACGTTTTACATGCTCGGCTACAGGTCCGAAGGATCGCGTTTCGAGCGCCGGCTGTACCAGCGCATTTGGTGGCGCATTCGTATGTCGGACCCATCGAACCGCGCGGAGATAAACGCCAAGCGCCGCGAGAACGCCGCCCGTCACAGGATCAAGAATCGTAGACGCTGCGCAAAGTGGCGCCGCGAAAACCGCGCGTGGATCAGGAAAGCGACACGCAAGAGATGGAACAAAATCTGCCGGCGATGCGCTTTCTGTCGGGCGCGATCGACGTACCAGAATCGGCTGAAATTGGTCGAGCGGATAGTGCCGGACGGGAAGGGAAATTGGGAGGCGAGGAAGGTGTATTGGTGCGGTTGTTAGCACGTTAAAAAAATTTGGTCAAGTTGCGGCATACATTTTTGTACGGATTTTGGAGTGGGAAATTCGGGTATCTAGGTCTCGCCTGAGGGGGCGATGAATGCCAAAGAGGATTCTTGATTTCGAGGCGATGTGGGCATCAGGAAAGCTCTCGAAATGTAAACCGCAGAACCGGTCGGAGTACTCGTGGCTTTACGGTTTGGCGGACGTCAATGGGTCATTTGAAATGACGAATATGACCGTTATTTTCGGGAAGGTGGCCCCGATCCGGCCCGACCTTACCGTCGCCCGCTTGGAGGAGATTTTCAACGATTTCCACAGGAACGACCTTTTGTACAAGTGGCAGGACGAGGCTTCCGGCAAGGTTTTTGGGCACTGGATAGGCTCAGAAAAGGGCGGAAGACTACCGCCGAAGAGCCAGAGGGAGAAGTACGCAACAAGCGCGCCACCTGTCCCTAAAGAGAAGACGAAAAGGGCTTTACCTCCCATTACAGAATCTAGATTAAATCTAGAGCCGGTCCAGAGTGAATCTCGACCTGAGTCTAGACAGGAAGGGTTTGGTTTAGGTTTGGATTCTGATAGGAAGGGAAAGGTAAATACAACTTCTAGGAACGCGCAAAATCAGCGCGTCCCAAGCCTCTCTCTCGTTTCTGATTTGGCCCGAAAAAAACAACTAACCCCACAGCAAATCGAATACGGCAAGGTCCACACTTTGGCGAATGAAGCCTTGCGCCTGATCGGAAAACAGGAACGCGAGACCGGGAAAGTCGACGAGTTTGCGCTCAAAGAAGACTTGAAGCAGTGGTGCGCGAGCTGCGGCATTCCGTACAACGCCGACGAAATCAGGCGGGCGCTAGATGCCGCGTCCGGAAAGGCAAAGAGCGCATGACCTTCGCCCTAACCGCACCGGCACCCAAAAAAAAGAGCGCCAAGTCCGAACTGGAAGAAGCCTTGTTCGATGAACTGAAACTCTACGGCTTGCCGGTCCCGATTCGCCAACACAAGTTCCATCCCGAGCGTCTCTGGAAATTCGACTTCGCGTGGCCGAAGCACAAGATCGCCATCGAACTGCAAGGCGGAATCTACGTCGGCGGAGCGCACAGCCGCGGCGCCTACCAGGAAGGCGACTACGAAAAACTCAACGAGGCCGCGCGTCTGGGCTGGAAAGTTTTCCAGTTCGGCCCGAGCCAGGTGCGCCGCAAAAAGCGCACGAACGCCTCCTCGAAAGCCCTCACGTTCATGTACGACATCCTGCGCGAAGAGGCCATGCCGCTCGTGGGACAGGTGAGCCAGTGAGCAAAATCTGGACGCACAGCGATCTCTGTTTGCGTGCGCAACGATGGCTATCCGGCACGCGGAGATGCGATCCGGTCTTCGCGAATATCGCGTCATGCGCGGAAATTCCCGACGCAATCGGATGGTCGAGTTCGTATCGAATGGGCGGAAGCACGGTGATCGAATGCAAAACATCCCTCTCGGATTTTTACGCGGACCAACGGAAATATTCAGTCTGGAGGCACAAAGAGCGCGGTTGGGACGAGTACCGAAACTCTCGTCGGGGGGTGACCCCGGAGCAGGCGACTGAATTGGGTTATGGGTTGATCGACCTTCCACGCATGGGCGATTACAGATTTTATTTTTGTGAGCCGGGAATAATCACACCCGAAAATCTGACGGCGAACGCCCCCGATCACGGCCTCTGCTACGTCACGGCAAATCGCGTGAAGGTCATCGTGCCTGCGCCGGAACGTACGAACGTGAACAAGAACGGGGAGATTCGCTATTTGCGATTCGCGATCCTCAACCGGAAGTTGCCGTATTTTCAACCTGAGCCGTTACGTGAGGCGGTGAGCCAGTGAAAGCCATCACGCTTTGGCAACCGTGGGCCTCGCTCATAGCCTTCGAGGAAAAGCGCGTCGAGACGCGGAGTTGGGCGACGAAGTATCGCGGGAAGATTGCGATTCACGCGGCGGCGAAAGAAACGAAAGTATGGGCCGAATCTTCGCGCCGTAGAGATTTTCATCTCGCCATGTGTGCAATCACCGAGAAGCATTCGTGGGGCGAAGGCTACTGGCCGAACTCGCATCATCGCGTGGGATTCGGAGCAATTCTCTGCGTTGCAACGCTCGCGGGGATCGAGCACACCGAAGCCGTCCGCGATGATCTTTCCGAGCAAGAGCGCCTTTTCGGAAATTACGAAGACGGCCGCTACGCGTGGTTTTTCGAGAGCGTTGAGCGATTTGAAAAGCCGATCCCGGCGAAAGGCAATCGTATGATTTGGAATTGGAAATCGCTATGACTAAATACATCTACGCCGCCTGCTCCGTCGCCGTCACCATCTGCCTCTGCCTGACGCTGGTAGCCATCCGCGCCAAAGTGAAAGCGGAGACGGTGACTTCCATCGACGGCGCGCAAATCAACGCCGCGATTTCAGCGGTCAAAGATTCGGTGACCATCTTCCGAAATGCCGAACAGGAACAAGCCGATGACTACGATCCCAAAAAACCGGGAAGCATTCCGAACCAGATTTTCCGGCTCATCGAAGACACCAAAACCGCCGTGGGCAAAACCGATCTCAATCTCAACGGTGGACCCGATCTCATGCACCGGGGCGTGGATATTCCTGGAGTGCTGCCCGAACTTGCAAAGGGACTGGCCTCCACAAACCAGATGGCACTTGATAGTGACGCCTCGGTCAAAACGGTTACCGGTCAGCTCGTTACCGATCTGGGTTCGCTGGATACTTCGCTTGGAAATCTGGGCACTGCGAGCGCGGCGGTGGCTGCGCAGACTCCGCCACTGCTTTCGCATCTGAACGACGCGGCGACTTCATCTGCCGTCGCGACGGATCAAATGGCGCAAGCCACAGCGAACGTGAACGGCATCAGCAAAGACGCGAAGGACATTGCGGACAAAATTCACGACGACTTCATGCACCCGGTTCATCGCGCCTGGTATTACATCCGGCAAGTTTTGGGGATAGCTTCAGACGCAGGAAATGCTTCAAAAATCTAAGGAGGAAACAGATGGCAAGCGCAACGGCAGCACCGGCAAAAAAAGGCTGGCTTTCATCGGTTGGCCATTTCTTCGGATCGATTCTCAACATCGCAGCGACCAAGGCCGCGCCCGTGGCGGACATGGCGACGAAAGTGTTTGACGTGATGTTCCCGCAATTCGCCACGGCTGCGAATACGGCCGACAACCTGATCGACAACATCGCCAAAGAAGCGATTGTGACCGAGGGCGTAGTGCAAGCGGCCGGCACGGCAACGGGAGGCGGCGAAGCGAAGTTGCAGGCCGTTCTCGCAAACGTGGGACCGGCAATCGACCAGTGGGTCGCCTCGCGCTTTCCGGGATCGACGCAAGTATCCGCAGCGGCGAAAGCTGGCTTGGTGAGCGCCGTTGTGAATATTGCGAACGAAGTAACGGCCCCGATCGGCGCAAGCACACCAGCAACGGCCTGAACTCAGCGGTTACATTTTAACCGGGCCGTTAAATTTCACGCGGCCCGTTAAATTTCGAGCAGCAAAAGGAGAAACATGCACTACGCGAATGGCAGGGAAGCAAAGAATGGCGACAAGGTTGTACTGTTCGGCTATGGCGGTCCCGTGTTCGGAATTTTGTATGACGCGACCGCTGGGAACGATTACTGCAACGGGAAAATGGCGGTTACCAAGCCGAATGACCCGTGTCCGAATCTGAAAGAATGCCTGCACGTGGAAGATATGCTGGCGCTGCTTCCTCCGCAGGGTGGAGTTTTGGCCCAGACGCATCCCGACATATTCAAGCGAATTGCCCTTGCGCCAGATACGTCGGCGGCAGTTAAGCCAGCAACGGCCTAACCAAGATTCGTGGCGGCACGGCCCTCCGAGAAGATCGGAGCAAGGACGAATAAGGGAAAACAGCACGCATGAGCCGAAGTGCTGAGCCTATAAACCGACCGTCACGAAGAATGCGCCCTGAGCCAGTGGCCGGAGAAAAACCGGATAAAGAGATACGCTGGCTCTCGGCGCAGGAACCGGAAAGGGAAACGATATATGCAAATCACCCAGCACTTCTCGCTCGACGAATTCGAACGCGACGGCGCAAATGCAAAACTCTAATCTCATATTTCTGGCTAGGTCTGCGGCGCTCAAGCACCAACTCTACGATTACATCATCTGCGGAATCTGCGAGCGAGAAAGCTCTTGGAATCCGTGGGCGATTCGCTACGAGCCGGCGTTTCAAGAGCACTACGTGGCGAAATTAAATCTCCCTCCGACCGAATCGGTGGCGCGTTCGACCTCGTGGGGCCTGATGCAAACGCTCGGCGAGAGCGTCTACGAAATCGGGTATCGCGGAGACTTCCCGGCACTGTGCGATCCGGCAACGGGTATCGAATGGGGCTGCCAGCTATTCGCGAAGAAGCTCAGTCAAGCCGGTGGCGATTATGCGAGGGCGCTACTGTTGTGGAACGGCGGAGGAAATCCTTCGTACGGGCCGGACGTGCTGGCGCTGTCGGCGAAGTATGGTGGGCCTTCGAGTGCGGGGGCGGACACGGCTGTAGCGTAAGCACACCTTGCGCGGGATGCATATTTTTCGGGGAGTTCATGAATGAACGATTCCAAAAACTCAGATTGGCTGCTTTCTTCTATTGTTCGATCCGCCGCTGTCAAGGAAGGGCTGCAGCGCGCGCGTAATCGAGGAAGGAAACTTGGGAGGCCGTTCGTGCGAGTTAACATTGCAGAGTTCATGCGGCTTCGCACGGAGGGCTGGGGCGTTAAACGACTGGCGCGACATTTTCATATCGGGGTCGGGACCGCGTTTCGCATCGCGCACAATTGGAATCTGTATCTAGAAGTCGATCCGCAGCAACAAAGGAGAGAAAGAAAATGGCTAAGAATGGCAAGAATAAAATTAAGGGAAGCAAACCGGCTACTGAAGAACCTCGATCGCTTCCGGTCTTCGACCGCGGCGTGAAAACGGCGCATCAACTTTGCGGCGGAATGAGCTTGTTAATAGGCGATGTGATTTCCCGGCGCGTTGCTCCTAATCTGGCGAATGCGGCGTGTAATGCCGCCGGGAAGTTATTGAAGTCCGCAGAGATGCAGCAAAAATACGGAATAAAATCTGAAGGACAAGACAAAATTCTTATACTGGCCTAGGGGCTGGGCGGCTATTCACATAGGCGATCTTGCGCGGGATGGTAAGATTCGATCATGGCCAGCAAAGGGCGTAAAAAGGGCGGCGTTATGCGTTCTGGCGTGAGTCCCGATGTTGGTAAGGCCACGCAATTCAAAATCGGCCACAAGTCTGTTCCAGGTCCCGGACGCCCGAAGACAAAAATCCTTCGCGAGATCGCCCGCGAAATCGTTGAGGAAGTTAATCCGAAGAAAAAGAAAATCCGCGCGCGCATCCTGCTCGAAAAACTTATTTCGCAAGCCGAGAAAGGCAGCCTCGGGCATTTTCAGCAAGTCCTGCAACTGCTTGAGGCCGATGCCAGTGGAGCGAATTGGCCCGGCGCAAATTCTGCTGGCGATGGCAGTGCAAGCGTCAAAGACTTCAGCAAGGCCGAACTTACGGCAATCCTCCGCGCGAGGACCGCAAAGTGATCGCCGATGCATTGTCGGACGCAGAAATCGCCGCAGAACTCTTGGCGATCGATTCCGCCTGCGAGAGACTTGCGGATTACATTCAGTACACATTTCCCGCCTACACCCGCTCGCATTTTTCCGATTCCGTTTGCGCGGCACTAGACCAATTCATCGCCGACATCGAAGCAGGGAAACGGCCGATATTGGTTTTGCAGAGCCCGCCGCAAACTGGGAAAAGCGAAATCGTTTCGCGCAAGTTGCCGGCGTTCCTGCTCGGTAAACATCCCGAATGGCGCATCGGTGCGGCCAGCTATTCGGACGAATTGGCAAATTCCATGGCGCAAGATGTGCGCCGCGTACTGGCCTCGCCAGAGCATCAACGCCTATTCCCCGCGCCGCAGGAGAAAGAGAAATTTTCCGTCAGTCGCATCGGCGAATTCACGGCGCCCGGAGGAAGGGGAAGCTACATGGCCGTGGGCATCGGTTCCGGTTTGACCGGGCGCGCTCTAACGGTCGGAATCATCGACGATCCCACGCGCGACGCCAAAGATGCGTTGAGTGAAACCGTGAAAGAAAGCCAGTGGAATTGGTATCAGGGCGTATTCGCCACGCGCTTGAGTGAGCGTTCGGGACAAATCGTAATGGCGACGAGCTGGGCGCAAGACGATCTGCCCGCGCGCATCCTCGCTCAATTCGACGGTAACCCGCGATTGACGCATCTGCGCTTTCCAGCCATCAACGATCCGCATGAGGCTGGATACAATCCCGATTTGCCGCTCGGCCCGCTCTGCCCCGAGTTTCGCAGCATGAAATTCTTCCTCGAACAAAAAGCGCTGTGCTCGGATTACTGGTTCGCCGCGCTGTATCAGCAAAGCCCGCGGCCTCTGGGCGGGAACGTATTCAAGGCCGATGGCGTGCAGCACTATGCGCCCAAGGATCTTCCGCAACGCTTCGACAAAGTGATCAACTCGTGGGATTGCACGTTCAAAGACACCGATGGCACCGATTTCGTGGTCGGTCAAGCGTGGGGCAAAGCCGGAGCGAATTCCTACTTGCTCGATCAGATTCGCGACCGCATGGGTTTCAGTGCGACGGTAGAAAACGTAATCGCGTTGCGCAAGCGTTGGCCGCAGACTTCCGAAGTGTTGATCGAGGACAAGGCCAACGGTCCCGCAGTGATCGACGTGCTCAAATCGCAAGTGCCTGGACTGATCGCCATTGAGCCGGATGGATCAAAGTTGGCACGCGCGCATGCTATTACGTGGGTATGGGAGGCGCGCAATGTTTTGCTGCCCTACCCTCAGATAACTCCATGGATGAAACAGTTTCTGTCCGAAATATTGTCTTTCCCGGCCGCCGCTAACGATGATCAAGTCGATGCGATGAGTCAAGCCCTGCGCAGGCTATACCCGCTGCATCAAAGGCTTAAGATTATGCAGAGCGCAATTGATAAGGCGATGGGCAGGATGTAAAATGGCGGCCGCATCACAATCTCATTAGAGGTGAGATTATGAAACGACGTGTGGTTAGACACGAAGTAGTGCAGCCGCCGGACCAATCCTACCGACTTATCGCTCTGACTCAAAATCAAAACGCAGCTGTGGACGCCGAAGACTTTGAGTTCCTCAATCAATGGAATTGGTGTGCCACTTGGGACCCAACCACAAAATCCTTCTACGCTGTCCGTGACCACGGAAGGATCAGAATGCACCGTCAAATTCTTGGTTGCCGACCAGAAGAGGAAGGTGACCATCGCAACAACGACACGCTCGACAATCGCCGCAGTAATCTGCGCGCATGTACTCGCCGACAAAATGGCGCGAATAGAACAATGCGAGTGATGACACAAAGCAGTAAATTCAGAGGAGTCTATTGGAATAAGCATGCGGGCAAATGGATAAGCCAAATTGGCGGGTCGGGATTTCATCAGTATCTCGGACTTTTCGTTAACGAAGAAGACGCTGCCCGCGCCTACGATGTTGCGGCCAGCGCGAAGTTCGGTGAATTCGCCAAGCTCAATTTTCCGAATTTGGTTGTAGAATCGCGGCCATGAAGAAACCGAAGCCCGCCCCTAAAACAAATAGCCTAGCCATCGCTGCACTGAAAGCGCTCACGCCCGATGAAAATCTAAAGCCGACTCGCTGGCCGATCAAACCTCCCGAGTTATTTCCCGGAGTCGTCCCGAAAGGAAAAACAGCGCAAGTCGCGATGGACTCCGGCCCGTACAATTACGCATCGTCTTCGATGTATATTTCCGGCGACGTCGGCGGATTTCCCGGCTATCCGTTCCTGATGATGCTGGCCTTGCGCGCTGAATACCGCAACATGGCCTCGGCCCTCGCGACCGAATTAACCCGCGAATGGATCACGCTCAACAGCAGCGAGACGGCGGGCGAGTCGACCAAGAAAAAAGTGAAGGAGATCGATCAGGAACTCAAACGCCTAGGCCTGCAGCAGACAATTCGCTTGGCGGCGGAGCAGGACGCCTTCTACGGAAGCGGCCAGATTCTTATCGACCTCAAGGGCCATGATGTCGAAGTGCCGCTGGTTCTCGATAAAGCAACTATTGCTAAAAAAACTCTCGTCGGGTTTCGCGTAGTCGAGCCGATCTGGACCACGCCGCTGATGTACAACGCGCTCGATCCGTCGAAAGCCGATTTCTACAAGCCTTCGTCGTGGTGGGTGATGGGGCAGCACTGGCACGCCACGCGGATGCTGATTATCATCACGCGCTGGGTTCCGGATATCCTGAAGCCTGCGTTCAATTTTTCGGGCATCAGCCTCAGCCAGCTCGCCGAGCCTTACGTCAATAACTGGCTGCGCACGCGGCAGAGCGTCTCGGACCTCATCAACAATTTTTCGATCGTCGTGCTCAAAACGGCAATGGATCAAGTGCTGGCTGGTGGAGACGATGGCAGCGATCTTTTCGCGCGCATCAAGCTCTTCACTGCCACGCGCAGCAACAAGGGCGTGATGACGGTAGACAAAGAGCGCGAGGAACTGGAACAACTCGCCGTTCCGCTTGGCGGATTGCACGAATTGCAATCGCAAGCGCAAGAGCACATGTGTTCCGTCTCGCACGAACCGGCCATCATCATGACCGGAATTTCTCCCGCCGGACTCAATGCGTCGAGCGAGGGAGAGATTCGCGTCTGGTACGACTGGATCGCGGCGCAGCAGGAAGCCCACTATCGCGTACCGATTGATGCGGCGATCAAAATCGTGCAGCTTTCGCTGTATGGAGAAATCGATCCCGATATCAGTTTCGAATTTAATCCACTGTTCCAACTGACCGACAAAGAGCTTGCGGAGATTCGCGTCAACGAAAGCATCGAAGCCGGGAATTACCTGGATCGGCAAGTTGTGGATGCTCCAGAAGTGCGCGAGCAAATCGCACGCAATCCCGAATCCCGATGGAACGGCATTGACGTCAGCAAAGTTATACAACCACCTCCGGGGCAGGAACTAGACGAGCCGTTGGCAAGAGGAAATGCGTAAGCAGGCCATCGCTCGTCCCGTCCACGCTAACGCTGGCACCGAAGCCCGCTACCGCCGCGCGCTACTTTCCGCCATCTCCGAAATGGTCAAGGACGTAACCGACCTGATCACCGAGCAGCGCGAATCGAATCCTCCGGTCCTCGCCGAAGACGCCTCGCACGTCAATCCTCCGCAGCCTCCGCCCAGGCCGCTGATCGGCACGTCTCCCTCCGTTGCCATGCGCGAGGAGCTAAATAAAATAGCCGCGCGCTGGCAGAAGCGATTCGCCGAAATGTCCGACACGGTAGCCTCCAGCTTCCTGCGCAATTCGTTTCGCGGCACCGATAACGCCATGCGCGCGGCCTTGAAATCGGCCGGCTGGAGTATCGAATTCAAGATGACCCCGGCGGTGCGCGATGCGTTCGAGGCCTCATTGGCAGAAAACGTGGGGCTGATCCGCTCCATCCCGGAAAAGTATTTGCAGCAGGTCGAGGGAATCGTGATGCGGAACTACGCGGCGGGCCGCGACCTGCAGACGATGACGCGCGAAATCAAGGCGCTCTCTCCGAAGACGCAGGACCGCGCCGCGCTGATTGCACGCGATCAATCGAACAAAGCAAATGCCGTGGTGACGCGTGCGCGGCAGAAAGAATTAGGAATTGCCGAGGCGGTGTGGATGCATTCGCATGCGGGAAAAGAGCCGAGGCCAACGCACGTCGCGATGAACGGGAAACGCTACGATGTTTCGAAGGGGATGTACGACAGCGCGGTCAAGAAATGGATTTTCCCGGGAGAACTTGTTTCCTGCAGATGCACGAGTCGGTCGGTATTGCCGTGGACTCCTGCCGAGAAAAATTAACTGTGGATCAGCCAAGATTTATTATTCGGGCTGGATTCGAAGTCGTTGCAATGATCGAAGAAGAAGTTTGTGTCCGCATTTACATCGAACCCGGGGATTGGGATGCGTATCTTATCGTTTCCGGCGAGGACGGACGCGATGCCTAGAGCGCGGAGAAGCCTTAATCTGAATCAGTGGTAATGGCGGTCGCGTCTCATCCAAAATCCCAAGAGAACTCCACCAACAGCCGTCGCGGCACCAGCGAACCATGATAGCAAGATAATCATCGCACTTCCTTTCCCGTACTAGACTGAAGTTGTTATCTGATTCGCTTCGGCAAACTTCCTCAGCGCCAATTCAATCACTTGCGACTCGCCAATTCCCAGCTTGTCTTTGGCTGCTTTCATAATCAGTGCGGCGTGGACGGTGATGCGCAGGTCTTTTCTGATTCGCTTGTTTAGCGGAACCTTGCCCGTCATTTGACGTAAAAGTACCGGAATCGCTCCACAAAATCAATATGCAATCAGTGAAATTGCTGATTTTTAGTCAGGTCCCTGCCGTACAGTCCATTTCGTATATGTCCACCATCGCAGTTTTCGCCCAGGGGCATTCCCAGCCAGACATCCTGCCCGATTGCCGCTTGAAGAATCCCACGAACGTCATCCGCGATGCGTACGCAGGGATGGGCCTCAACTGGCAGCCGATCTTTTGCGCCAACTGCGGTGCGGACGGAGGACTCGTTCCCGCCGAGAATTGCGATTTCGCCTTCTATCTCTGCAATCCCTGCGCGGAAAAGTGGGGGCCGATCGCCGGAACTTACGCCGAGCCCGACGCCATATTCTTCGCCAAAGTGAAGGCCGCGCAAATTGAGAAGTATGGGCGCGAACTCGAGCCGCCCGAAATTATCGAACTCCTGAATGACGAAAATAGCTTTCTCAGCAAACTCGCCAAAGAGCGAAAGGGGTAACTGCCATGCCGATGATCTACGGGATTTCTCTTGCAACGGCCGGAAACACGGCGACCAGCGGCACGGCGAATACCGAGGTCAACACATTCTCGATCAAGCCCGGCGTGCGCAACGTAGGCTTGCAATCCCTCTATATCGTTGGCAAGGGCGCTGGCCTCACGGCTATCTCTGGAATCGTGATGCGCATCGTTGGCTGGGCCACGGCCTCGACGGGTGGCGTTGCTGTTACGCCGACGCCGAAAGACCCGGGCATGCAAGCGGCCAAGGCTGCGGTACTTTCCGGCGCAACGAACGGCACTACGCGCGTGAATCACCTTTCGATCGGTTGCGGAGCTGCGGGTCCCGGTGGCTGGGTTGCGCCCAATCCCGACTCGGTGATCTACCAGCAAGGCGGCGGCGCGGGCTCGACCGATGGCTTGAACGCTTCCGGAACAACTGGTCTCAACTTCGAGTGGTCTGGCGAGATCGTCGAATAATCGATAAGGCGGTGCGGCATGTGGGGTCGTCGCAAACTCGCATTGCTCGCACTTGCTTTCCTGTGTGGCAGTGCTGAATTCCTCATAATTGCGCCTCCGCACAGCAATGCGGATCAAGGTCCACTTTTACTCGGGGTGGGTGGGGCCTCCGGTTGCAGCCCAGCCGCCGGCCACACTTACTCGACTACTTTCCCCGCGACGGAAAATCCCATCTCGGAATGCAGCTCGTGGCTGAATGGCGCGTTGAACGGCACTGACTGGTCCAACGTGCGCACCACCACGAACTTTGCATTCGGCACCGAGAATCCGCAAAGCGGAGTAGACGACGATTCCACGGCGACGATTGTTGGCACGTGGGGCGGCAATCAACAAGTTGTCGGGACGGTCGTCGCGCCCACTACCAGCGACACCATCCAGCAGGAAGTGGAGCTGCGGTTACTGACCACGATCACGTCGGGCACGATTACCGGCTACGAGGCGGACTATATCGGTTTCACAACGACCGCTGCCGATTGCGGCGTGACGGTGCAGCGCTGGAATGGCGCGCTAAACAGCTTCACCTCGCTGGCGGGTGGAGTAGGTGGCAGCCAAACTTGCCTGCATACCGGAGACATCGTTCGCGCGGTGGTTATCGGCGGAAAATTCACCACCTACATCAACGACGTGATCGCGGCGACCGGCACCGACTCGACCTTCACCACGGGCAAGCCGGGGATGGGGATGTATCTGGAGGCGTCCTCGGGAGGCGCGAACACTTTCGGCTTCAGCGCGTGGCGCGCGAGCGACAATCCCATCGCCTACGTGCAGTCCGGGTCCAACGATACGAGCTCGTCGGGAACCACGGCAGCCATAACCAACATCCCCGCCGCAACCACCACCGGGGATTTGATGGCCTGCATGGGCTACTGGAACTCGACCACGCTTACCGCTTCGGTTGCCGACAGCACCAACGGCACGTACACGGCCATCGGCACACCGACGAGCGGAGCTGGGGCACTTTCGGCTTATCGGGCGCAGATGTTTTATAAAAGCGGCATCACGGGCTTTGCCACAACGGTTCATCCCACGCTGACCACTTCGGGGACCACTAGCGATCGAGGCTTGGCCTGCCACGAGGCGCGCGGCGTAACCACGCTCGATCAATCCCCGGCAGTCAAGGCAGGATCGGGCGCAACGGCGACCTCGACGGCCACGAGCACCACCACGGCAGTCGATGAGTATGCAGCGGGATTTGCCGTATTTGGCAATACCGGCAGCGGCATAACCTCGCCGTGGGTAGAACGGGAGAGCACTAATTTCGGCGCGAATACCACGGGGGATTTCGAGCCGTCGAAAGAAGAAATCGTGCAGTTTTCGGCTCCGCAAAGCGGGTCCAGCAATTATCTCGCAGGAGTGGCGACGTTTAAGTGAAGCGCTACATAGGAGAGAATATGCGTAACCCTTTCAAGTACTCCATCGTTGCTATCGCCACAATTCTAATGGTCGCTTTCTATGGGATGCGCCAACCGTTTCCAGTTCACGCGCAGCAATCCTCGTCCGGGTATGCAATGTCCGCCTTCGATCTGAGCGCAACTGGCGCGACAAATATAAAAGGTAGCGGAGGGAATGTCTTCGGCTGGTACGGATACAATCCGAACGCTTCGGCCTGCTTTCTGCAATTTTACAATTCCGCGACTCCGACACTCGGAACGGGTGCGCTTCACCCGTTCGGAGTTCCGGCCGGCGCGGCCTTCAATGCGGCTCCGGGAAGTTTGGCCTTCTTCAATTTGAGCGCGGCGATATCGACCGGCGAAACGACGACGGCTACGGGCGGCACGGCGTGCGCTAGCGCGATGGTTATCACGATTCTCTACCAGTAAAAATCATGGCTTATCTCGACGACGATTCGGCATGGTGGTCAGGGCTTCAGCATTGCGCTGCCGTCGTAGCGCTGGCAGCGGCTTCCGTTGTCGCGCCCGTGCAAGCCATTCAAGTTGCCGATCAGCCGCAAGATGAACCCATTCCGCCATCAACGTTCCATCTTGACGAGGATCTCTATCAACCACCTGCCGCCTGGATCGTCCCGGTTGAATATCCGCAACCGTATTCTTTCGAGCAAAACGAATCTGGAAATCTGAGGGGCCATCCCGACGAAGACTATTGGCAAAATACTGCGGCACCGCAAGAGGCAACTCTAGAATATCCGCAGCAATTTAGCTTCGAGCAAAACGAAACCGCAGGATCGTTGCGTGGGCAGCCGGATGAAGATTTCTGGATACCGCGGGCGCAGCCTGCAATTCCAAACGTAGCGCCCTGGCCGTTCAGCTTCGATGCGGGAGAAATTGCCTTCGCCTCGGCACCAAGCTTTATTCCCGCCGAGGGCTTTTGGAGACCGTCCCCACCACCAGGATCCTATTGGAATTGCCGGCCATTTTCGGAAGATGGCTCGTTCGTCACTTCGGCCGCTCCGCCGTTCGCGCCCGAAGAAGCCTTCTGGGAAATAGCCAATCAGTCTGCATCCGCAAACCTCTACCCGCAGCCGTGGCTCTTCGACACGCAGGAAGCGGCAGGCGATCTATTCGGCTTGTCCGATGGCGACGCATGGAGCGCGCCGCTGCCGATGGCGCAATATCAGGCGCCGCTCGTATTTCGCGATGAGGACGTGCTGTCGCATGCTCCGGTCGAAGGGGATTTCTGGTCTATCGCGCCCAGGCCGGCACAATTGCCATTCTCCCCTCTCTACCTGCCGGACGGCGGCCTATTCGAATTCACCCCTCCGGGGAACCTGCACGTTGACGAGGATGCATGGATCAATCCGGTAGCGTCGGCTTCTGGATGGGCGAACTATATTCCAACGTTCTCGGAAGCGGATTGGGTGAGAGCGTACGGTCCGATTTCCATTCTCGGCGCCAACACAATTCCGGCGCTTGCGATATTGGACGCCAGCGCGGTTCCGGCAATGGCGATTCTCGGAGCTTCGGTTGTGCCGAAAGGATGGTGAAAAATGCCGCGCGTATTGCTGACTTTTTTGATTAACAATTCGGAATTTGAAGGCAGCTCCGATCAGGACTTTCAGATCGGACCGGTTGCGACGGGCCTATCGCTGCTCAACGGACCTCCGCTCGCCTACGTCAACGATGCCAGCGGGATCGCCACGCTCTTTGATATCTGCGGGAATCCAGTGCCCGGCGCCGAGAATATTTCGCTGGCATACGAGGCGGGAAGCGGCGGCCTTTACGTCGGCACGATCGTCGGCGCGAGCTTCAATCCTCCGAACATTGGCTTCGGATACACGCTCGTGGTATCTCTCGAATCACCCTCGCAGGGAAACCGTCAGGCTTCCTTTCCGGCGCAAGTCGTGGCAAGTACGCAACCGGAATGTGCGCTCGCCGTCGACGGGTAATCCGTGAGGTTGCCCGTCATTTGACGTAAAAGTACCGGAATCGCTCCACAAAATCCTAAAGCCATCCCTTGATTCCCCTATTTTTGCTACAGGATGCACGGTAGGGTGCGTTTTGTATATGCCCGCTACCGCAGATGAGTCAACCCGCCCACGACGCCGCGTTAGCGAACCGTCGGTACGACGAAAAGACGGGGCGCATGAACATTATGCGCTCGCGGATTTCCAAGGCGACGGTCAATCCCTACTACGGACACGAGATTCCCGAGGCGAATACTCTCGGCCTCGATCCCAACCGAATTTACTATCTGCTGCGCGATCCGGAAGAGCTGGAAAAAGCGGCTCCATCCTTCGCACGGGTCCCGCTGATGTTCAAGCACATCGCCGTGAGCGCGGACGATCCGCAACAGGATCAGATCGCCGGGACGATCGGCTCGGACGTGGAGTTCGAATATCCGTATTTGATTTCCGATCTGAGCGTGTGGGACGCCAAGGCCATCGCGGGGATCGAAACGGATACGGTCCGCGAACTCTCCTGCTCCTATCACTACACGGCGGACATGACGCCAGGCGTTTTCGAAGGGACGAGCTTCGACGGGGTGATGCGGAATATTTCCGGCAATCACGTCGCATTGGTCCAATCGGGACGGGCGGGTTCGGACGTAATGGCCGCGGACAGCGGACTGGAGATTAACGTGAAAGAAACCAGATTCGGAAAAGCCCTTTACGCGATGCTCTGTGCGATCTCCCCGAAACTGGCGAAGGACGCCGCGCTGAAACCGCTCGTGATCGCAGCCGATCCCAAAACATTCGACGCGAAATCGCTCGAGCCGAAATTGCTCGCGATGGATGCGGATATGCCCGGACCTCAGACGTTGGCTGCAATGGCAGCGGCCAAGGATGCCTCCGAAGAGGAACCGGTCGCGAAAGAGCCGGAAAAAACCGCCAAGGATTGCAGCTATTGCAACGCCAAAGACGGCCAGCCGCATGCCGATGGATGCAAGACCGCGGCGGACGAAAAGGCAGCCTCCGAAAAAGCCGCGGCAGACAAGGCCGCGAAAGACGCCGAGATGAAGGCCGCGGAAGAAAAAAAGAACAAAGAAGCGGAGGATGCGCGCATGAAGACCGCGATGGATTCATTCAAGATCGAACTCCGGGAAGCGGAGGAAGCGCGCCGGGCCGTACGTCCGGTCGTCGGGGATGTACTGATGGCGCACGATTCGGCAGGAGATATCTACGCCTTTGCGCTCGATCAGATGAAGGTCGAACACAAGGACGTGACGGGCGTACCGGCCTTGCGCGCGCTATTCAATCTGGCTTCGTCCTCCAAGGCACCCGCGCCGCGGCCGGCCTTCGACGGGATCGCGGACATGGACAAAAAGTTCCCCAACGCTTCGCGCGAAATTCGAGTTCTGTAGTTCGCTGTCAGCAACGCGGCTGGATTTGGAAACAGAGGAGAGACGATAAATGGCCCCGACACCGCCAAGCGGAAATAGCATCGGCAGCTTTCAGACGAGCGTCAACAATTTCAACCCGATCGGAGCCGAGGGTGATTTCGCCAGCGCAAATCCACGCGCGACAGCTCTGACGACAAGTATCGATGCGAACGGTAATCAGACGAGTGGTCTGATCGCAGGGCCGCAAGGCGTCATCATCGGTAACTTTGCTTGGATCGAAGCCGATGGCGTCACCGTCAACAGTTTTGCTACGGGCAACGTCAAGCCGACCGGCTTCGTTCACCGCGATCAGCAAGGCTTGAACACGGCCTATTTGCAGGCTGCGGGCACATTCATTCCTCCCGGGTTTCCCGTCACGCTGATGACCGAAGGCGATTTCTTCGATCTCATCGTGGGTGGTTCGGCAGCCGTTTACGGCTCCGCCTGCTACGCGCGCTATTCGGACGGCGCTCTGTTTGTTGGCTCTTTGCCTACGGGCGGAAGTTCAACCGGTTCGATCGGTGCAACCTTCACCGGAGCTGGCAGCGGAACTAATCTTACCGCCAGCGCTGTGACTGGATTGATTTCGATAGGCGACACGATCTCTGGATCCGGAATTACAGCCGGAACTACGATCCTATCCCAGACGAGCGGAACAACTGGAAGCGCGGGCGTCTACGTGACCAGCGCGGCCACAACCGTAGCCGGAACGACGACGAGCTTCGGGATCGTTCTCGACATCACCGCGGTCAGCAGCGGGACGCTCGCGCCCGGCGATTCGGTCACCGGAACGAACGTGCCGAGCGGCGCAACGATTGCATCGCAAATCAGCGGCGCTATCGGAGGAATCGGAATTTACACGATCGATATTCCGGCCACGCAATACGTGGCTTCGACCACAATAACGATTGTCGCCGGGATTCTGACGGGCTGGGTAGCGAAGACTGCCGCAGCAGTTGGGACACTCACAAAAATTTCAAGCTGGGGCGTTTAGGGCTTAGCGCAAGCCTATTCTTTCGGAGGCAAACAAGATGGACCCGATCCTACAGGCTATTCAGCAGAAGTGGGGCGTTACCTTTGAGGGAATCAGGGGGATCAGCCCACGTCTACAGCTTGACGAAAAAGAGCGCGGCGGGCGGCTTGCGATGGACGCGCAGCCGGAACTTATCACCATTTCGAACTCCGGCATTCCTGCGTTCCTTTCGACGTACATCGACCCGAAGATCATCGAGATTCTCGTCCGTCCGATGAAGGCCACGGAGATTGTCGGGGAGGAAACGAAAAAGGGCGATTGGACGCTGGAAACGGCAATGTTCCCGGTAGTCGAATCGACCGGTGAGGTTAGTTCTTACGGTGATTACTCCCAAACAGGTGTGGCGAATGCAAACGTCAACTGGGTATCAAGACAGTCATATGTATACCAGGTGATTACGCAGTGGGGCGAACGCGAACTCGAAAAGATGGGCCTCGCGCGCATCGACTGGGCGAATCGCATGAATATCGCTTCCGTCCTCACGCTAAACCTATTTCAAAACAAGTCATATTTCTTCGGAGTAAACGGTCTCGCCAACTACGGCCTGCTCAACGATCCGACACTTCCCGCAGCCATTACGCCGCTTGTGTATGAGACCGTCACCACGTGGGCCAACAAGGCGGCGCTATCGGACGGCACTGGACCACTCGCCATTTTGAACGACGTTAGGGCGCTCTACGAACAACTTGTTTCGCAGGCAAACGGTAACATCGATCTCGAAACGGATTCGCCGATGACTCTTGCAATGTCGCCTGGGTCGGAGGTCTATCTGACGGCCTCGACAATCTACAACATGAGCGCCAAAAATATGATTGAGAAGAACTTCCCCCGCATCAAGTTCAAAACGGCGCCGGAATATGCGACCGCTTCCGGAAATCTGGTGCAGCTCATAGCCGATGAAATGCTGGGGCAGCGCACGGCCACCACGGCCTTTACCGAGAAGTTGCGCGCGCACCCGATCATCGTGAAGTCTTCGAGCTTCGAGCAGAAAAAGAGCCAGGGAACCTGGGGCTGCATCATCTTCCGCCCGTTCCTGATCGCTCAAATGCTCGGCGTGTAAGCGAAAAATTCCGAGAGGGGATGAGGGAAAACCAATGCCAGGAAAAGAAACGGTGGTGATCGGCTGCAGGTTGCCACAGGGATTAATTCTTACACTTCCGAAGAAGACCGCTCGGGTGATGCTTGCGGGTCCGAAACTTGTGATTGTCGAGGGCAAGAAACTCAGTTCGAGCTTCGCCACGACCCAGGTAGATGCCGACTTCTGGACCACATGGAAAGCCGCTTATGCGGATAGCCCATTTCTTTCCGCGCGAACCATTTTCGAGGCAAAGACGGAAACCGAAGCGGCCGCGAAGGGAAAAGAGTTAGCGAAGGAAAAAACCGGCTTCGAACAAATGCCCCAAGAGGCGATGGGCGTCGAGAAGGCAGCGGTCTAACTAAGGAACTTAACTTGAGCGATGCACATGAACGTCACGTTTGGCATTTGGGCCGACAGGAATACGAATCTCTCCTGAAGCGGATTTCTGATCTTGAGGCCAAAATCCAGCCGATGCATGACGAATACAAGGAATACGAAGAGCGCGAATCGCGTCGAGTGCAAGCGCTTTCGGTTTCTGATCCTATTCCGCAGAGCGCGCCATCCGCACCAGCGCCGGAAAGCCCAGTTGGGGATGCCGAAATTACAGCAGCCAACGATTCCGATGATTCGAGCGAAGGAACGGCGGGGGATTCTTCGGAGAATGCCTGATGTCGACATGTCCGAATCCAGCCAATTGCGTCGGAGTCGCGGTCTTCGACGCGCCGCTGTTTCTCGCCCGCTATCCTGAATTCGGCAAGGTCCCGACGCCTACCCTTCAAGCTTACTTTTACGAAGCACAGTTGTATCTGAATAACACGCCACGAAGCATCGTGCGGGGCGTTTTCAAGCGCCTGATCCTGCTGAATATGCTCACCGCGCACATCGCGTTTCTGGGAGGCGCGTTGACCGCTGACGGACAACCGCGGCCAGTGGGACGGGTAAGCCAAGCCGCAGAAGGCAGTGTAAGCGCGGCATTCGAATATACCGAACCGACTCCGGGAAGCGGCCCGTGGTTCGCGCAATCGCAGTACGGCGCGGCGTTTTGGCAAGCCACCACGTGCTATCGCGGCGCGTTTTATTCTCCGCAACCGACGCGCGTCGAAGGATTCACCGGAACGGGGCTGCTGCAGAGGTTCACGGTATGAAGCTTTTGCATTTCGACTGCCCGGCGAAATCTTCGGACAACTGGAGAGCTCCTGAATTTGTGGAGTGCGCGAAACAGGGGCATTTTGCGCTTCACCTGCAGTGCCCGGCATGCCACATGGTCATCGCGGTTACGGTGTTGAAACCGTTCGGACTGGTGCCATCGTGAGCCTCAGCGCAACGCTCAACGCGAAGCTCAAAGAAATCGCGAGCAACGCTTCCGGTTTTGTATCCGTGGGATTTCTCGCGGGCGCGACCTATCCGGACGGCACGCCGGTTGCGACCGTCGCTTTCTGGAATGAGTTCGGGACCAAGGGACGAGCCATCGGAGATGCGCCGCATCCGGAAGCGATCGCGGAAGGCGTACGGCGCGAACCGCAGCGACTTGGAGGATCTCCGCCGCGGCCATTCTTCCGGCGCATGATCGCCAAAGACTCGCCGATGTGGGGAAAGGATTTGGGACAGGCTTTGATTTCAACCCGCGGAAACGGAGCAAAGGCTCTTGCATTCATGGGCGAAGAAATCAAAGGCGAACTCGTGCAGAGCATCAACGATTTAACGAGTCCGCCGCTGAAACCAAGCACGATCCGGCGCAAAGGATTCGCGAAGCCGCTGATCGACACCGGCGACATGTTGCGTTCGGTGGACTACCGGGTGGAGTGATGGACTTACAGACGCTAGCCAATCCGCTCGCAGAAAGCGTGAATCCCAACGTGGCCGTGACCATTTGGGCCTCGACGGGATACACGAACACCGGTGCGGGCCTCCGGCAAGTTCCCACGTATGCCGCTCCGGTAACCGGATTCGCGCAAGTACAGGCGCTCACAAGCTCCGAATTGCGGCAGGCGGAAGGATTGAATTTGCAAGGCGTGCTGCGCACGATTTACTTTCGCGGAAAACTGAATGGAATCGTTCGTCCCAACGGGCAGGGCGGCGACCTCGTGGCGATTGCCGGCATGTACCAATCGCGGAAATGGCTTGTGGTGAAGACACTCGAACTGTGGCCGACGTGGAGCAAGGCGTTGATCGTCCTTCAGGAGCCAACGGCGTGAGCGCCCCGACACCATACGTTCCTTCGATCACCATCGACGACGTGATCGCCGCGCTCGGCGCGTTCATTCAACCTTTCGTGGGTTCGGCGCAAATCATCCGTGGGCAAGTGAATCGCGTGGCCCCGCCGGTCGGATCGTTCGTCGAACTCACGGAGATTTTGCAATGCGATCTGGAATACCCGCGCAACTGGTACGACAACACTAATCAGCAGCGGAACATGATCGGTCCCAAGCGCATCGTGATTCAGGCCGATTTCTACGGAATGCAGTCGGGCGATTGGTGCTCCACGGTTAAAACGGCGTTCAGGACGGATTACGGAGTCAGTCAATTTCCTGCAGGAATCGCGCCTCTCTATACCGATGACGGGCACGAAGCGCCCCTAATGACCGGAGAACAGCAGTACGAGCGGAGATGGGTGCTTACGCTCTCGCTTCAAATGAATCCGATTGTGGTGGTCCCAACGCAATCCGCAGACACGTTGAGCATGAATCTCACGGAGGACGTCACGGCATGACAATACCAGCGAGTGCAATCGTATCGGTAACTCCGGGAGTTCTTTCGCCGGGCGGCGCCGCTCTGACCATGAGCGGCTTGGTCCTCACCGAAAATCTATTGATGCCGACGGGCAGCGTGCTCAGCTTCGCGAACGCGCAAGCGGTTTCGAATTTCTTCGGCCCGTCATCGGCGGAATTTGCTTACGCTGAGATTTACTTCGCTGGCTACAACAACGCGACCCAGCAGCCCTCCGCGATTCTCTTCGCTCCATACAACGCGGCGGCGCGCGCGGGATGGCTGCAATCGGGATCGTTCGTCAACGTAACCTTGGCCGAATTGCAGGCGATCACTCCCGGTACGCTGACCATTACATTCGCCGGAACGCCGCTCACGTCTTCGTCCATCAATCTGTCTTCGGCCTCCAGTTTTACCGCCGCCGCGACCGCAATTCAGGCTGCCTTCACGTCTCCACCGTTCGCCGTCACCTGGGATGCCGTGCAAAGCGTCTTCATTTTCACGAGCACGTCCACCGGGGCGACCGAAACGATCATCTTCGCCACGGGCGCTATCGCGGCTTCGCTGTTTCTGACGCAAGCCACTGGGGCAACGCTCTCGCAGGGTGCGGTTCTCGATACGCCAGCGAGCGCCATGGGCAACGCGGTTGCGATCAGCCAGAACTGGGCGACCGTCAGCTACATCGTGGAACTCTCGCTCGCCAACAAGGAAGCATTGGCCGCGTGGCTCAGCAGTGAGGACGATGAATATCTCGGCGTCATCTGGGACAGCGATACGCAAGCGAGCGTGCAGGGCGCGACCGAGCCCTTTGGCGTGGTAGCCAAGGCCGGTGCTTTCAACGGCGTGATGTGCATCGGCGGCGATCCCGCGGCGGTGCCATCCGGATCAACACTCGCCGCTCTGAACCTCAATATCGCGGCGTTCGTGCAGGGCATGATCGCTTCGATTAACTTCTCGGCTCCGAACGGGCGCATCACTTTGGCCGGCAAGGGCGCGGCATCGTCCGCAGTCGTGGTGAATTGCGCGAACCTGCAGACGTACGAAAACTTGCTCGCGAACGGCTATAGCTGCTACGGGGCATTCGCTTCGCGCAACCAAGGCTTCGTGTTCTTTTCGAACGGGAACATGCCCGGAGATTTCCCCTGGGCCGATCAGTACGTTGATGAGATTTGGCTGAGCGCCGCACTGCAGGCCGCTTTGCTTTCGCTGTACACGACCGTCAACAGCATTCCCTACGATCCCACCGGCTACGGCTTGATCCGCGCGGCGCTCTTGGGGCCAATCGACGCGGCGCTCAGTTTTGGCGCGATCCAGACCGGCGTGACGCTCTCGCAGGCGCAAGCTGCGGAACTCAATTCTTTGGCGGGAGTGAATGCCGCACCAATCGTCGAATCGAATGGCTACTACCTCCAGATTCTCGATCCCGGCGCGACGGCGCGGAACGCCAGGCAAACGCCAATAATCAACCTGTTCTATACGGACGGCGGCGCGGTGCAAGTCGTCGCGATGGCATCGATCGACATTCTGTAGTTAAGGAGCTTTCATGGGCGGCTTTCGAAATGCAATCACCGGCGGCGCGAGCACCATCACGTCTGCCAATTCGGTCGTGTCAATCACGGTGCCCGGGCTGTACGGCTTCCCCGTGCAACTCCAAGGCTATTCCGCCGACAAGGCCTGGAGCACGGACAATCTGGACATCGCCGAGACGCAAATTGGCGTGGATGGCCGGATGACCGCCGGCTACATCTTCAACACCGTCAAGCAGACCTTCTCTTTCCAAGCCGACTCCCCAAGCATCGCTATTTTTCAGTCGATATGGGCGGCGATGGCCACGGTGCGCGATATCTACTACCTCAGCGGCACGATCGACATTCCGTCCACGGGCGAGAGTTTCATTTGCAGCAAGGGCGTGCTCAAGGCCGTGAAGACGATACCGGACGCCAACAAAGTGCTGGCCGCGATGGAATTTTCCATTGAGTGGCAGAGCGTTCGAGTTTCACTGAATTAGGAGGCACCGTGGCGCGCAAAACCGAAACGTACGTCGTCGCCGACGAGGGCCGCGACAAAGGCAAATCCTTTCTGTTGACTGAGTGGCCGTCATCGAAGGCCGAATCTTGGGCAACGCGCGCCATATTGGGTCTTTTGAATGCGAACGTAGAAATTCCCGATGGCGCTCTGGACGGCGGCATGGCAGCGCTGCTACAGATCGGCATCAAGAAGCTCTTTGCGCTTCCATATTCTTCGGCAGGCCCGCTCTTAATCGAGCTGATGGAATGCGTCCAGGTAGTTCCCGACGCGAAGCGCCCACAGGTGAAGCGCGCCCTGATCGAAGAAGACATCGAGGAAGTCAAGACGCGCCTCAAGCTCAAGTCCGCAGTCCTGAATTTGCACCTGGATTTTTCCATCGCCGACGCCCTCTCAAAATTAACAGCCAAGGCCAAGGCGTCGGCGGAAGAAGGGCGGCCACATACGCGAATGTCCCGCAAGTGATCGGACTTATCGTGAGCCATCGGCTCGCGACTCTCCACGAGTTACAGACGATCTACAGCGTGGAAGACACTTACGATTTACTGGAAATACTTGCAGTCGAAGCAGCTAACCGGAGCGAGTAATGCCGACCGTAATCGATGAATTGATCGTCAAGCTGGGCCTCGACAGCAAGGATCTCGTCAACAAATCCCCTCAGGCCAAAAAACAATTAGACGACCTGGACGAGGGCGCTAAAGACCTCGCCAAATCCACCAAAAGCGCTGCGGGGGGGCTTTCGGAAGTCGCCGGCAAGCTGGGCGCGTTTCTCGCTTTGCTCGGCGGAACGGCCGCGCTCAAGGATTTCGTCCGCGACACCATCGAAACCAACACCCAGCTCCACTACCTTGCCGCGAATCTTGGAATGGCGGTGCGCGAACTGTCTTCCTGGGGAACGGTCGCCGAGGAATTTGGCGGAAGCGCCAAGGGATTGCAAGCAACGCTGAGCCATCTATCGATGGAGGCGACCAATTTTGCCCTGCGAGGCCAGTCCAGTTTGATTCCATTTTTGTCGATGATGGGGATCAAATTCGATCAGGCGCATCCCGACAATGTATTGCTGCAGATAGCCGGCTGGGTCCAAAAAGCGCAAGCGATGGGGCTCGCGCGCCCCGCCGTTCACAACATCCTTCAGCAGATGGGAATCGATGAAGGAACGATCAATGCGATGTGGGGCGGAACGGCCGCGCTCAAAGCCTACCTCGAGCAGGCGGGGAAATTGGCGGCGACCGACGCCGAGGCGAAGCACGCCGCGCAAGCCAAGGCGCAACTCGTCATACTCGGCGCACAATTCGCAAAGATCGGCTACGACCTACTGGAAAAGGCCTATCCCGCGTTAGAGAAGTTCATCGCCCTACTGCAGAAATTCGGCGCATGGGTGCGGGAACATGAAACCATCGCCGGAGTTTTCTCCGCCATTACGCTTGCCGTCATAGCGTTGGCCGGCTCGGCTGGAGTCCTCTCACTCGCGCTTGGCGCATTGTCCGCTTTCGCTCCCGAAGCCATTCTGGCTGGACTTGGAGCTATCGTCGCCGCCGCTCCCGAGATTCTCCTGGTCGCTGCGGCGGTCGCAGCTCTTGTGGGTGGCGGAATCTGGATCGCCAAGGGCTTTACCAAAGGAAAATCCGCGACGGGCGGAAACTCCGTCAATGCCGCGAACGTTCCCGACGTCGCTCAGGCCATCGCGCGGCAGGAGGGCTTCTATACGCCCGGAACGATTCCGCGGCGCGCCAATAACCCCGGAGACATCGAGTACGGCCATTTCGCGATCCGTCACGGTGCAACCGGCTCGATGACGGCGGCCGGCGGAAAACAGATCGCCATCTTTCCGAGCGAGCAGGCCGGCTGGGAAGCGATGTACGCGCTTCTGCAGGGCAACTACCTCGGGATGAACCTTTCCGATGCGCTCAATAAGTGGCAGGGGAAGGGCACTCAGGCGAGCCTGTTGACGGGGCACCGGAATTCCATTGCGGCGCAGTTGGCGATGCTTCAATCGAGTGCGCCGGCCGCGCGATCCTCTTCAAAAAGCATCACCAATCACATCGGAGAGGTCAACGTCTACACCCAGGCTACCGATGCGAAAAAGATGGCCGCAGACCTCGGCCGCGGCACCGACTGGCTGACCTTCGCGAGCCAAGCCAATTCGGCGGTGGTGTGATGCCGCTCATTCCGTTTCCGAATATCCCTAACTACCCGGGCGTTCCGTCCATTCCGAGAAGGGCGCCAGGCTCTCCCAACATTTCGATATCGCTCGCGAGTCCGCAAAATCCTCCGGCGCAGACGACACCCTACGCCGACAACTGGGGCATTTTTAATTCAGTCACCGGCACCGCCCTCTATACGCCCGCGAACGGCGGAACGCTTTCTTTCTTTTCGTTCTCCTTTTCTAAAAAAATGGAGATATCCGATTTCCCGATCGAGGCCAATTCGCCGGACCAAGGCGCGGCGTTCGCCAGCTTCAACAAGGTATTTACGCCCGCAAATCCGACCGTGACTTTGGCGATCAGCGGCGCTGAAACCGATAAGCAAGGGTTCCTCGCGGCCTTGGACGACGCCTGCGAGTCGACGAATCTGTACATCGTGACCACGCCGGAAGGGAGCTTCGGTTCGTACAGCATCGAGAGTTATTCCTACGAACGCACGGCCCAGCGCGGCGCCACGATGCTGACGGTTGATGTCTCGCTAAAGGAAATTCTGCAAGTGCAGCCGTACTACTCCAATCCCGATGCATCGACGGCGATCAATTCGCCGCAATCGCCCAGTTCCGTTTCGCAGGCGAACGGCGGCCTTACGCAAGCTCAACCGTACGCGGGATCTTCGTCCGGAGTCATTAGCGTGCTGGGAGGGCCTAACTGATGCAGCAAATAGTCCTCCAGCCGGTTCCTTCGCAGCAATTGCAGGTGGTGCTTGACGGCCAGCAATGTCAGATCGCCGTGTACGTGAAGATGCAGTGCATGTTTTTCGACATCACCGTCAACGGCGTGCCGCTGGCTTACGCGGTGCAGGCGAAGAATCTCGTCAACCTCGTGCCGACGTCTTATCTGGGATTCGCGGGCTGGCTTGTGTTTTTTGATACCCAGGGCAGCGACGACCCGGAATATTCCGGCCTGGGAACCCGGTGGGTGCTTTTGTACGTAGACGCGGAGGACGTGGCCGATGGCCTCGCAGCCTAAATCCTTCGCCAATCCCAAAAAACTGAAGTTCGTTTTCACGCTCGCGATCGGCTTGCCCAATCGCTTTCTGGCCGGAGGCAGCCAGCAATTTCTGACGCTCACGATTCAAGGCCTTCGCGCTTCGGTGCATGTGGACAACGGCGGCGGAAACATGATGCCGCAATTGCAGGCTCAGATTTACGGGATGACCGCGAGCGATATGAACGCGGTAACCACGATCAATTGGGCCACGCAAGGGATCGCCGCACTCGCGAACGTCCTTCCCAACATCGTCGCGGTTTACGCCGTCGAGGGCCCCGGCCAGGAAGTTCTAGTTTTTTCCGGGAACATCGTCAACGCCTGGGGCATTTACACCGGCATGCCGGATGTTTTTCTGACGGTCGAAGCGAGGGGATTTTATTTCGCGCAGCTCACTCCCTCGCAACGCACCACGATCAAAACGAATACCGACATCGCGACGGTGATGGAGCAGCTCGCCAACAATCTCGGGATGATTTTCGAGAATAACGGAGTCACCGGAACGGTGCGCGCGGGGCAGACGCTCAGCGGAAGCTGGCTCGATCAGGCTAATCAAATGGCGGATGCCTACCGCGATCGATTCACCCTGTACAGAGACACTTCGACGGCTTCATTGAGCACCATCGGCACTCTGGCGATAACGCCTCCGAACGTTGCTCGTCCCGGTGGAACGCCGGTGGTAAATCCCCGAAGCGGACTGATCGGCTATCCCGCTTTCAACGGGTACGGTGGGATTTTGTTCGACACGTACTTCAATCCGGCGATCAAGTTTGGCGGGCAGGTCGAGATTCAATCGGCGATTCCGAAGGCGAGCGGGAAGGCCTACGTCAGTTCTTTGTCGCACGATCTGGAAAGTCAAACACCGGGCGGCCGGTGGCGATCCACCGTCACCGCCTATAGCACCCAAGGCGCGGCGGCGCTGGCCGCGGCGGGAGGCTAGAGAATGTCTTCGACCTCAACGCCGGGAGTTCTGCAGCCACAAAACGTGTGGGGCGAATACAACAATCTCATTTTTGCGATACGCCAGTTGATGGCTAAGATGCAGACCGCAACGCTCGTCCAGGTTGTCTCCTGCACCAACGATGGCGGGGTTTCCGCCGTCGGTTCCGTCGACGTGCTGATTCTGGTCAATCAAATCAACGGGAACGGGCAGGGAATCAGCGAAGGCCAGCTCGTCAATCTGCCGTACATGCGCATGCAGGGCGGCGCGAACGCCGTCATTCTCGACCCGCAGCCGGGCGACATCGGGATAGCGGTCTTTTGCAGCCGCGATATTTCCACCGTCGTGGCCACGAAGGCGCAAGCAAATCCGGCCACGTTCCGCATGTACGATTTTTCGGATGGACTCTACCTTGGCGGCGTTCTGAATGGAGCGCCGACTTCCTTCGTGCAGTTCGTCTCCGGAGGAATCAATGTCACCTCTCCCAATCAAATTACGCTCCAAGCGCCGACCGTGACCGTGGAAGGGAATTTGGTGGTGACGGGCACCACGCAAGGCAGCGATGACGGAACGTTCGAGGGAATTAGCGTGAAGACGCACATTCACAGCGGCGTTACAACCGGCGGCGGGAACACGGGGATTCCGGTATGAGCGCCCTTTCGACGCTGCTTCTCGACGCGACCGCATGGGATCTCGTCCTTGATTCCAGTGGGAATATCGCGCTGGCGGAACCTCCCTACGCCACGGCACAAGACGTGGCATCGGCGATCAAGCTTTTCCTGGCCGAGCTTTGGTTCAACACGACGCAAGGTGTCCCGTATTGGAGTGAGGTTCTGGGGCGTGCGCCGTCGCTTTCGCAACTGGCGCAATCGATGAATCAGGCCGCACTTTCGGTTCCTGGGGTTGTGGCGGCGAATACGATCATTACCGGATTCGTGGATCGCCAGGTGACCGGGCAAGTGCAGTTCACGACGGCGGATGGAACCGAAACCACGGTGACTTTTTAATGAGCAGCGTACCGCCAATTCAGTTTACGACCGAAGGCGTGATCCTTCCGACCGACGCGGCCATTCTTACCGGCGTCCAGACCGATATCGACACCGCTTTCGGTGGCGGCGTGAATCCGTCGCTCTCTACTCCGCAAGGGCAACTCGCCACGAGCGAAGCGGCCATCGTCGCGGAAAAGAATTCGGAAATCGCCTACGTCGCGAACCAAGTCGATCCGCAATATGCGAGCGGGCGCTTTCAGGACGCGATTGGCCGCATTTATTTCATGACGCGGCAGCCCGCGCAACCCACGGTCGTCATCTGCACGCTGGGAGGAATCTCCGGAACTGTGATTGCGGCCGGCGCCCTGGCGCTCGACACTTCGGGAAACACCTACCAATTGCTCGATGCGGTCACCATCGGCGGCGGCGGAACGGTTTCGGGAGAATTCGCAAACCTGGTTACCGGGCCGATCCCTTGCCCTACCGGAACCCTTACGCAGATTTATCAAGCGATTTCAGGCTGGGATACGATCACCAATCCGGGCGACGGAACCTTGGGAAATTTAGTGGAGAGTTCTCAAGCGTTCGAGCATCGGCGGCAGGCCTCGGTCGCAGCGAACAGCCACGGAACCACGGACGCCATTTTAGCGGCCGTCTTTGCGGTTCCCGGCGTCCTCAATTGCTACGTGATCGACAATCCCTCGGGAAACACGGTGAACTATGGATCGACAAATTATCCGCTGGCCCCGCACTCGATCTACGTCGCGGTCGTTGGCGGCGAAGCGGCCGCCATCGCCCAAGCGATCTGGCAATTCAAAGACGCCGGATGTTCCTATCAAAGCGCAGCCGGGGAAGGCAGCGTCGAAACCGTCACCATCTTCGACACGAACTATCCCAGTCCGCAACCGGCCTACCCGGTAAGCTTCATCATTCCTGGAACCGTGGCCATTTATTTCGCGGTCACGCTCACGTCCCTGCCGAGCGGCCTCGCGGCTTTAATTCAGGCCGCGATCATCGCGCAATTCAACGGCGAGAACGATAACACTCCAGCGGGAATCGCCTCGCTCATCACCGCAAGCAGTTATTACGCCGCAGTCCTCACGGCCCTTGCGGGCAGCGGGGCCACACTCGTCAGCATTTTCGTGGGCATCGCGCCTTCTCCCAGCGGATTCGATACGCAAATAGGCATCGATCAGGAGCCTACGCTGAGCGCCGGAAATATTTCGGTGAGCACATGACGCCGCTCGTCCTTCAGGATTCAACCGGACTGCTTTGGACGATATCGGTCAATGCCTGGGGCCAAATCGTCGCCACGGGCGGAGCGACTGGCATTGCCGTAGGTGTTTACATCAACGATTCCAGCGGCGCCTCGTACCTGCTTTCGTTCAACCCCACGGTGCGGAACATCCAGACTTCGCGCGTGTCTGTCGCCAGAAATTTCCCAACATCCATTGCCATCGATGACTCATGGCTTATCGGGGTCGACACGTCCGGCCTGGTAGTGATTTCGCCATCCTCGCAGCTCGCACTGTGGCAGCAAACCGTGATTTCGCAGTACGCCAACAGTCCCACGCTGCTCGCGCTGATCGAGGATTTCAATTCGGCGGTCGATCCGAGCGGCGACATCGACAATTTTTATTCGTGGATTTGGAATATCGACACCGCGCAAGGATTCGGCTTGGATATCTGGGGCCGGATCGTGGGCGTGGGCCGCGCGATTCAGACGAGTCCGCCTACAATTTTGACCGACTCTCAATTTCGCTCGCTGATTCTGCTGAAGGCGTTGAGCAATATTTCGATTGCGACCTCTCCGGCCATCAACTCGCTCTTGCGGAATTGGATGGCCGGGCGCGGCAAGGCTTACGTGAACGACCTCGGCGAGATGGAAATTCGCTACTCGTTCGAATTCGACCTGGAGCCGTTCGAAATTCTCATCATCACCGAGAGCGGTATTTTCCTGAGGCCTGCCGGAGTAGGCGGCTGGGCCGTAGCGACGACCTATCCGGTTTTCGGATTCAAAGAAATGGGAACGACTTGGGCAGCGCCATTCGATCAGGAGCCATTTATGCCAGCGGGAAATCCTTATGCTGTTAGCTAACGCGCCAGCCCAACTCGTTCTTCCGTGGGGCAACGGAGATTCTTCGAAGACGAACCCGATTCCGGTTCCCTCGCAAATCAGCATCACGCCGGGAGCGGCGAGCTGGACCGATGGATTCCCGCCGCTCTGTGCAACCGCAGTTACATCTGGCGGCGTCCCGCCGACGAAGGCCGACATGAACGGTGGTCTGTTCCAGATGTCCGCCGTAGACGTTTGGATTTGCGCGGGCGGCGGATTCCCCTATTCGAGCGCATTCAGCACGGCCATTGGCGGATACCCGAAGGGCGCGCGCGTCCTGATGGCGAGCGGCCTGAGCTACTGGCGATCGATTGTCGACAACAATACAACCGATCCCGATACGGGCGGAGCGGGATGGGTTGGCGAGCCGGGAACGGAGAGCGTAAACACAACTGCGGTCACGGTGAACGGCGGAAGCCTTGCGCTGCAAAACCTGATGTCCTATGCGATTCCCGCCGGAAGTTTGAATGTTGCCAGAAAAGTAAAGCGGATCACTATGTCTGGAAACGGGAACATCGCAGGGGCGGTCAACTTCAATTTAGGTTTTGCTCTTCCAGGCGGTGGCGGAACGGGACTCCCATGGAACGTCGCAAATTCTTCAGGCTCCATAGATTTATCGTGGCGAATAGTGGTGGAAATTACGACGCTAACGACAGGGGCAAGTGGATCAGTGCTCGTTTCGTCTGCGTTGCAAGTCGGGCAGGGCGCTCCGAACCTATCGGTAGCCAACGGTGAGGCTTATGTTTTCATAGGGACCGGCATCGATTTAACCAGTTCCGTAACTCTGCAGGTCCAAGCCGAATTCGCCTCCGGTGCCGGCAGCGGCGACACCGTAATTCAAGAGGGCATGATCGTGGAGGCTCTAAATTGAAACAGCTAACCATCTGGGATCGCCGTCTTCTCGCCATTCTCTATCTGGTATTTCTCGCAGCCGTCGTCCAATGGGCGCTCGGGCCGCACGACGCGATGGCCGCGCAAACGCACACGTTCCCCGCGACGGATACGAACAATACCTTCACGGGCACCAATACGTTCGGTCCAATTGTTATCAACGGTCCTTGCACCGGGGCGGTCGGCTGCGGAGGGCAAATCGTCACCACGATTCCCATTGCCGGTTCTTACGCAAGCAAAGGCACGACCGTCTCGGTAACGAACGGCGCGAATGCGAATGACTGCACGGCGGGCGGAGGGACCACGCCGGTATTCTGCCAGTACAGCGGCTCGGCGTGGGCGGCGGTGGCGAGTTCGGTTGCAGGGAATCCAGGCGGGTCGGATACCAACATTCAGTGTAATAAATCGGGAGTTTTCAGTGGCAATTGCTTGCTTTCGGTAAACAGCAGTACGTCTCCGACGCAGTTAAATATTCTCGGAGACGTAGCTTTCGCCGGGCCCCGGCCTTACATCGATGTGACCGCACCGCCGTATAATTGCGATCCAAACAGCGGCGCCGATTGCACTGCGGGAATCCAATTAGCGATCAACGATGCGTGCGCCTATTCAGGTAACGCGGCCCCGGCGATTTATTTTCCATTTGGCTTTGACGCCTACAAGGTAAGCCAGCCGCAAGCACCGGATAACAGCCCTATTTTTGACTTGCCTGCAAACTGTGCCGGTTTGCACCCTATCGGCGAAGGCTTCAGCAAGCAAGCCCCGCAGTTTTCGCGCTCGCCACAGGCCGTTATTCAAGTTGGTCATTGTGGCACTCCCGGTACGGGGCCAGTGTTCAAGGTGGATACCAACGCCAACGCGATTACTTTCGAGAATCTAGCGATTGAGGGTTGCAATCAAGGCGTAGAAGTTACGGGCGCGTCTGGCACAACTTTCAAGAATACCTGCGTGTCCAACTTCGGCTCCGGCGGCACCGGCCTCGCCGCGAATACGGCTCTCTATCTCCTCGATTCGGTTCAGTTCCTGGATTTCTACGGCGGCTGCATCACGGCTGGCGGGCCTACGGCCGTGCTGATGCAGGACGATAGTTCCGGGACCCCCATCGCCAATATAAACTTTTACGGCACGCGCATGGCCGGGGACGGCATGGAGTACCTGACCACTGCGTTAGGGCATCCGACCGGCGGCGGCGGGGACATCACGCTCGATCACATCGTAGACGAAGATTGCAACGCGCCGCTGTTTTCGGTGGTGGATTCCAGCGGCAGCCAGAATATGGGAGGTTTTGGCAACCTGATACTGACAAATCCGGTGATGGCGGATTGCGGCGCAACCTATCCCATCTTGCAGTTGAACATGCCGGGGGACTATTTGTTTGGCGTGGATATTTCCTTGCCGCAAGGCAGTAATAGCGCCGCTCAGGCAATTCAGGCTTTGTCTGTTGGCTCTATAGGATTCATCCATATTTCGGGATGTGGTGGTTTTTGTACCACGGCGGCGGTGGATGGCAGCGGCAACCCACTCGCGGGTGTCGTAGAGGACAATCAATTTGGACACGACTACCAGGTGAGCGCTTACGCGGGCCGCCTGCGCACCGACACGATTGGATTTGTGGGTGATCCGCTGCGCATTTTTCCATCGGGCGTGAATCCATCCTTCGCCACGCTGGGCCTCGATTTGACCGAGGGCTTGCTTTTCAACCAGGCGCAAGGCTTGGGGTATTCCGGTGGAGTGGCACAATTCGCGCCGAACAGCGTAGGGATTGAATTTCCCACGGTGCTGCCTCCTGCGAGCGTAGCGGCTGCACCAACCACCGGCGGAACGCTGCCTAACGGCACCTACTACGTCGCCGTCTACGGTGAAATCGGCGGTAGCGGTTGCAGCGGGGGAACTACAGAATCGGCCCCGTCGTCTCCGGTTGTGCCAATCACTCTTTCCGGCTCGAACGACGCAATCAGTGTGACCTGGAGTTTGCCCACGCCAAACATGTCCTCTGATTTTTGCGCAGTGGCTTCGTCCGGGCCGATACCGGGTGCCGATGGAAACATGCCCACGGTACACGTATCCAGCAGTTCCACCAATGCCACGATTATCACGAACAACGCGCTGAATCCTAATCCGATCCCCGTCGCACCGATGACCGAGTATCACCGCTACACCTACAACGCGTTCGGCGTTAACACCACTTCTCCCGTCCCCGGAACGCTCACGGACAATGGTGGTTTCGTCGCCCAGAAAAATACTTACTCTTCCGCGCACACGCTGCTGGTTTCCGAGCACACCGTTTTCGTGACCGGCACAACCACGATCACGGTTTTGCATGCGCTGCCGACGTCGGGCCTCGCGAGCGAATGGCTCGTAATCAACTCGGGGACGAACACCGTCACGCTCGCTTGCGACAGCGGAAATATCAACGGCGGAGCGACGGTGACGCTAGCCGCGAACGCGAGCGGCATTGTAACCGCAGATGGCACCAATTGCTGGGAGCACTAAAGATGAAACGCCTTTTTCTGGTTCTGACTCTCGCGGTACTTTCAGCCCCGCCAATCTCGGCCGACAATCTCGCGCGCAAGTTCGTCCACTCCGTTTCTCATCACAAAGAGACTTTCGTCCGCAGCGGCATTCTCACCGCCTACATTTCCGTCGATGTTTGGTCGACCAATCGCTGCCAAAGAATCAGCGCGTACTGCATCGAGACGAATCCCGTTCTCGGGCAGCATCCCTCGCCGCAAGCGACCTGGGGATACGCGCTCGGAATCGATGGCGTTCTCATCGCGCTCGATGCCGTTGCCGCGCATTACGCGCCATCGCGCTTGGGCAGGCAAATTCCGTGGGCCTGGACCATTCCCATCGCGGCGTACGAGACGGTGAACGTGCGCTCGAATATCGAAGTGACCGGACGGCTGGAGAACCTGAATCAGATTTTGAATCGGCCGACGCACAGGCCGGGGAATCTGGAATGGCGAAACCGCTAGGCCTATGCGAGCGATGCGGTGAGCAAACGATCCATCCGCACCCAGCGCGATTCGCGGACAAGACCGAGAAGCTTTGCTGCAACTGTTACGACGCGGCGGTACTGGAGATCCTGTTGCACTTTCACAACGTCGCCGCTTGGATCGAGGGACGGAGGGCTGAACCATGAAAGAATCTTGGCTATCGCATAACACCGACAAGATGCTGCTTTTCTTGCTCGTGATCCTTGGCGCCGTTCTCGTTCTGGTAATCAATTACCACGGCGGCGACGAGAAATTGCTCGAGTGGGCCGAGACATCCTGTAGCACGGTCCTCGGCGCACTCATCCTGATCCTGACCGGACGCATCGCGCGCTCAGATGGGCAGACAGCGAACGGATTGCCACCCGGGATGGGCTCGCTCGCTCCGCCATACCCAACGTCATTGCCGGTCGCACCGGCGCCCGCAGCAACGCCCGCAACGCCCAAGGAGGGCCTTCCCAATGGCAAGTGACGCGCCGCTCACGCCACAAGAGCAAACCAAGGACGCCGGCCAGGTCGCGCGCGAAGGCTACATTCACCGCGTACTGGTGGGCTTCGATCAATTCATGGGTTCGGTGATCGGCCTCCAAAACGATCAAACGATCTCTTCGGCCACGGAAATCGCCGCGCACAAGAAGGTCTGGTACTCCGCGGCAGCCAAAGCCTTGAACGATGGCCTTGACGTCATCCAGAAATCGCACGGCCAACAGGCCCAAGTGGGCGACATCGTGCGCGCGGAGGAAGTCATTAAGACCGATACTGCCGCGCTCCAAAAGGAAACGGGAACCGTGAAGCCATGAGCGCGGCGACCGTACTCCGCGAAAAGATGGGGACCACCATGAAACCAGGCGACCTGTGGGATTGGATCAAGCTCGTGGCGCTGGTGGGCGGAATGCTCCTCGGCTACTACCAACTCGTCGGTAAGGTGAGCGAGTTGCAGCGGCAGACCACGCGGATCGAACGCTACCTGTCCTCGAAGGACACGAACTATTGGCAGGCCGCGCGGTCGCTGGACGAGCCATAGGTATGGGCGCGAAATTCAAAGACTTCGGCATCCAGGAAGACAGCGAGCAGTGGATTGCGTTTCACTGCCCAGGCTGCGAACACGCCCACTCGATTCCGGTCACCGGGCCGCGCCTGTGGAAGTGGAACGCGTCGTTTGACAAGCCGACCATCACGCCGTCGATTCTCGTGAATCGCGGGAGAGAGAATCCGACCGTGCCGGTTTGTCACTCTCACATAAGCGATGGCCGCATCCAGTTTTTGAACGATTGCACGCACAAACTCTCCGGGCAGACCGTCGAATTGCCCGATTGGGATTAGCGATGGAAGACGCGCACTAAGGAGCAAGGCGATGAAATACATAGCAAATCCGGTCGAAGTGGATGCGTTTCGGATCGTTGGAGTTTTCGGCTATCAGGACGAAATCTCTAAAGACGGGCTTGGCCTCAAATTGGAAGGTGGCGAAGTGCAGCAGGCTACGCCAGAAATGTGCGCGCGGATGACACCTCGAATCGGGGACTACTTCGTGATTCAATCTGACGGCTATGCATACCTGAATCCAAAGGAAGTTTTCGAGCGCAAGTACTCCCCGGCCCCGCTCAACGCTCTACAGCTAGGGGCAGCCGCACGCGCAGCCGGAATCGTTCGCTGACCTCGTACGGGGCGTCCGGAGGGAAGGACCTCGCACCGACAGGAGAGCGGGGTCCTTGGACGCTTTTCGGGTGGCAGGCCAGACCTTCCGTGATAGGATGCGCCGCAAAAGCTTTCCCTTCAACTTAACCCGCTTCGGGCGCTGTGCGGGTCGCCTACAGCGCCCAAGGTTTCAATTTTGAGATGGGGTCCTTGGAAGCTTAATTGACTGGCGGGGCATCCAGACGCAGCGCGACTATCGCTTTCGTCCCCGAAACGATTCCGCCAGACACGGCTAACTCGTACGTTCTATTCATCGGTACGTCGAACGCAACGAACGCGGTTTTCGAAACTCCCGGATTCAGTTCCTCAAGCACGCTGAAGAATCCTCCGTTTAGCATCCCGGCAGAACTCTCGTCGTACGTCCTGCCTTCGGCGTCCATCAGCTTGAACGGCGGTATCGTGCTCGCGCTCGTATCATCGTTCCGCGCCGTGATCTGAATCACCACGAACTGCGCATTTGCTCTTTCAAACGTGAACGCGTCTGACCCGATAAACGGCGTCCGAAACGCTCTCTGGCAAAGATAGGTCCAGTAACCTACCGAAAATTGCTGCCCTAATTCGTAAGTTTGGAATGTGGGCGCAGGATCGACTTGCGGATCATCCCGCGTCTCCGGCTGAACGGTAACCTCATGCGCCGCGCGAGTTTCCGGAGAGACTATAGCGACGGCACCTTCGGGTTGATTTGGGCTGAGAACCCAAACGCCCACCGGGACAATGACAGCCGCCGAAAGCAGGACCAATCCAAGTATTCCAGGCCACCGCTTTGAGATAGAAGTTCCACAAAAACCGCAGAACCTACCGGCGCTGGCTGTTTCTTCGCCGCAATTAGGGCAGCATTCTGGCACTTTGACTTCTTGGAAAATAAACTAAATCAGGCCCAATTAGTGCTTGACACGAATGTGCACACAAGCGTATAACATTGTGCATGGCAACAACGGTGCAACAAAAGACCAACACCGAAAACGAGACGATGGGCGAGAACAGAGACGTCCGTATCGTCGTGCGAGCAACCGAATCTGAAAAGCGCAAGTTCGATAAGTTGGCCAAAGCCAACCACACCGACCTGAGCGAGATCAT